TTCGATTCCTCGTATGGGCTCAAAAATATTTTTTAAAAATATTTGGTTATTTAAAAAAATAAATCTATATTTATATTATTAATTGCTCCTATGACGTAATTGGTAGTCGTATTAGTCTCAAACACTAAGTGTCCAAGTTCGAATCTTGGTAGGAGTACAAAAAAAAATAAAAAATAATTTGGTTTATCGAAAGATAAATCCTATTATTAAGTATATTAATTAAGTCAATACGTTCTTTGAAAATATTATCCTTTTAATTGTTAGCTTCGGCTAATAGTTAATAAAGATATTCGGCTGTCTATGGTCGTTAAATAAACTGGGAAACCAGTATAAAGTGGGTCTACCACGCTGAGGTAGGCCTGCGGCTTCGCGAGGAGCTCGAGTAGACAAGCAAGATATCATTGGACCTTAGTAACTGAGGGTAACACTGTAGGTAAACTGGTTTGATGACTTGGCAATGTGGGTTGTCAAGTTGAGGAAGGAATTCCAATAAGAATAACTTGTAGATATATTGTAAGAAATGTGATTTTATCCAATCATATTATTGCGTGTATCAATATTAAAGGTGTCTTAAAACCGAAAGGTATGCAAATGTACAGGTGGTGCTGTTGTTGCCTTAGCCTTAACTCTACCAAGAGTATGTGTTATGAAGATGTCTTGAAGTATGGAGGTAGGGATACCTCAGAGAGTAGTTTAGTATTGACTCTGCCAAAAGCGGGGTTAGCTAAAATGGTAAGCCACTACTTTCACTAATCCACAGTCGCTCCAAGGATTTCATGGTTAATGAAAATTACTGTAGAAACTAAAAAGCATAAGTGCTTGCCAGTCACGGATGAAAGATGCCTACATAGTAATGGGTTGTCCATTGCCATCAAAGGTCGCAAGCCAATGATGATTTACTTGAAAGGTTTGTAGTCCCGCAAGGATGAATTAGCTCGGCAGAGTTGAACAGATTGAGTATGGTGAGAGTAGTCCAATAAAGTGACTTTAGGAGTGGTTAGTCTAACTAACCGGCATTGCCAAGATAGAATTCAAAAGATTCTGGATACGAAGGGAAAACATAATCCTTTTAAAGACTTGGTCAGTGATGCTGTAATCTCAAGCTTCGCTATATTTTTAATATGCCCTGATGGTGTAATTGGCAGTCACGTAGGTCTTAGGAACCTATTGTGCGGGTTCGAATCCCGCTCGGGGTACTGTATTATGATCCTCTATATCCAGCTGGGTGTGGAGTGAAAATAAATAGTTCTTTTACATACATTAAAACTAATAACACCGATGCGGTTAAGGTAACCTCTATAATATAAATTATGTAATTTATATATAGAGATAAATCGTCGTCCGCTGTCTACATATATAATATCATAATAGATATTAGTAATTATAAATGAGATAAATAAACCAGTTAGACAAAAACCTGTTGCAGTTGCAAATGTAACAAAGACGATAATAAGGAAGGTGACCTTATAATTTGCTCCCGTAGCTCAGTGGTGAGAGCACCAAGCTTATACCTTGGGGGTCATTGGTTCAAGTCCAATCGGGAGTACGATTGAAATGCGTTCTTATTTAAGGTCGGGTGTCTGAGTGGCTTAGGTAGATGTTTGCAAAACATTTTACGGGGGTTCGAATCCCTCCCTGACCTCCATTATGGTATACAATAGATTAGATACTAATACTCCGGTGTTTAATGTAGGTTCTTACATTAAAGATATCCTAAAAATAGTACCGTACACTAAGATATATGTGGGTACGGACTCGCAAAACACGGGTGATTATACTGTATATGCTACCGTTATAGTTTTACATTACAACGGTAATAATGGCGGACACGTCATCTTTTCAAAAGAACGAGTTCCTAGAATTCGTGATAAATATGCCAAACTTTGGGGTGAAGTAGAACGTTCAGTTAACGTAGCTAATTTTTTAAAAAATGATTGTGGTATAGACGTACAATACATTGATTTAGATTTAAATGCCAATAAAAAAGAGGAGAGCAATAAAATTTTAGCCTCTGCAGTTGGTTTGGTTGAATCATATGGATACGGTGCTAGGTTTAAGCCGGGTCCGGCTTATGCGGTTCGGATAGCAGATGTTCTGTGCCGACCGAAGAGACGCAGTAACCGTATAAAGGAATGAAGATGGGGGCACGTCCCCCTTTCTTCATTTTTGCCCTTTCGGGCGGTCCGCATAACTTATTGATTATCAAGTAGTTATAAAACTTTATTTGTTTAATTCTTGGTAATACACTATTTTCATCGAAACTATATATATTTAATATGACAGCTGTAGATAAATTATCGCATTTTGGACATACATTTCAAGTAAAGGTTATAGCAGCATTATTTACTGATAAGAACTTTCTTCAAAAAATTTCTGATATATTAGATCCCACATATTTTGAATCGGAATCTACACAGTGGATTGTTAAGACTATTCTGAAATATTATAGGGAATATAAAGGCGCTCCGACTTTGGAAGTTATGAAAGTCGAAGTATCTTCTATAGAAGATGGTGCACTGAAAACTTTAGTTAAAGATACATTAAAGGATTCTTACAAGTTTCTTGAATCTGCAGATTTACCATTTATAAAAGATGAAATTGAAGATTTCTGTAAAAATCAAGAAATAAAGAAAGCTATTCTAGAATCGGTTGAATTATTGGGTAAAGGTAAATATGACCTGATTAAAACTAAAATAGATAAGGCCCTACGCGCTGGTGCTGACACCGAACTAGGACATGATTATGTTAATGGAGTACAGGAGAGATATGCGGATGCTGCTAGGAATGTTAAGCCAACTCCTTGGGATATCATTAATGAGATAACTGATGGTGGCTTTGGTAAAGGTGATTTAATAATTTTTGCAGCTGCTCCTGGCGGGGGTAAATCTATGGCCTTAGTTAATATTGCAGTACACGCAGCAAAGCAGGGACAGACGGTATTGTATTATACCTTAGAACTTAGTGCGGAATATGTATCTAGAAGATTTGATAGCTTATTAACTGGTATTGCATTACCTAATTTAAAATACCATCTAGATGAAGTTGAGGCTGCAACTAAAAAATTGACGGGTAAACTGATACCCAAATTTTTCCCTAGTAAAACCATTGGGTTGAGTACGATACAAGCTCATATTGAGAAATGTATTGCAACGGGTTGTAAGCCCGATATTATTATAATCGATTATGCAGACAAACTTAAACTTCCTGCAGGTATTTCCAATGCTAGAAAAGATGAATTGCTGGAACTTTTATATGAAGAAATGCGAGGTATCGCTGGTATGTATGAAGTCCCGTTATATACTGCTTCACAATTGAATCGATCTTCGGCAGAAATGGATGTGATAGGTGGTGATAAAATCTCCGATGCATTTTCTAAATTGAATGTAGCCGATTTTGCTGCATTTCTGAGTAGGAAAATGACGGATAAAGTTGCGGGTACCGGTCGGTGGTCTATTATTAAAAATAGATATGGACCGGATGGATTAGTATTCCCTAGTAAATTAGATATGAGTCGTTGTAAAATAGAAATATTCGAGGAAACCACTGTAAAGGGTAAGGAAATCAAGAAGGATATGCAAAAGGGTGAAACTCTGCTGAAGAAAAGTTTAGCACATAAATATAAAGAACTTTCGGATTTGGGATAAAACAAAAAAATATTTTTTCTTTTATCAGGATTCAATTTGAGACAATATTTATATGAACACTTGAGTTTTCTATTAAAATAAAAACTATAAAATTTACTTTAAACTATGAATTTAGATTCGAAAATCTTATCTGATATTACCGTCTTTATGAAATATTCAAAATATATCCCTGAATTACAAAGGCGGGAAACTTGGGATGAATTAGTTACTAGAAACAAAGAAATGCATCAGAAGAAATATCCGAAGTTGCATAATGAAATTGAAGAAGTCTATAAATTGGTATATGATAGAAAGGTTCTTCCCTCAATGCGCAGTTTGCAATTTGCTGGTAAACCCATTGAGTTAAGTCCTAATAGAATTTATAATTGTTGCTTTTTACCTATAGATGATTATAGATCGTTCGGTGAAATTATGTTTTTGCTTTTAGGTGGTACTGGTGTCGGATATTCAGTACAACGGCATCACGTAGATAAATTGCCTGAAATTAGGAAACCCAATAAGGGAAGAAAGAAGAGATTTTTGATTAGCGATTCAATTGAGGGTTGGGCAGATGCTGTGAAGGCGCTAATATCTAGTTATTTCAAAGGAACTTCCGAATTAAGTTTTGATTTCCGAGATATTAGGCCCAAAGGTGCTAGATTGGTAACCTCAGGTGGCAAGGCTCCCGGTCCAGTACCTTTGCAAGAATGTCTATTCAAAATAAAAACTATATTAGATGGAAAAGAAGACGGAGATAAATTACAGACTATTGAAGTTCATGATATTGTATGCCACATTGCAGATGCAGTTTTGGCCGGAGGCATCCGCAGAGCAGCACTCATTAGCTTATTTAGTGCCGACGACCATGAAATGATAGCATGTAAATCCGGTGCTTGGTGGGAATTAAACCCACAACGCGGTAGAGCAAATAATTCCGCAGTATTGTTGAGACATAAAATTACCAAAGAATATTTTATAGATCTTTGGAAACGTATCGAGGCCTCCGGTGCCGGCGAGCCTGGTATATTCTTCACTAATGATAAAGATTGGGGGACTAATCCGTGTGCTGAAATTGCATTGCGTCCATACCAGTTCTGTAACTTATGTGAAGTGAATGTTTCTAATATTCAATCTCAAGAAGATTTTAATGAGCGTGTGAAAGCAGCTGCATTTATAGGTACCTTACAGGCGGGTTATACCGATTTTCATTATTTGCGTGATATATGGAGACGTACCACTGAAAAGGAAGCACTCATAGGAGTTGGTATGACTGGTATTGGATCTAATAAAGTATTTGATTTTGATATCAAAGAAGCTGCCAAAATAGTAAAGGATGAGAATGCTAGGGTAGCTGATATAATAGGAATCAATAAAGCAGCACGTACTACTACTGTAAAACCCTCTGGTACCAGTTCATTGGTATTAGGTACATCTTCCGGTATACATGCATGGCATAATGATTACTATATTCGTAGAATTCGAGTGGGTAAAAATGAATCTATTTACACATATTTATCTATATATCATCCTGAGTTATTGGAAGATGAATACTTTAGACCGCACGACACTGCAGTAATATCCGTACCACAAAGAGCACCGGAGGGATCGATTCTTAGAACAGAAAGTCCTATAAACTTATTAGAGCGCGTTAAACATATTCAACGCGAGTGGATTAAACCCGGACACAGGAGTGGTTCGAATATGCACAACGTATCCGCAACTATATCTATTAAAAATGGAGAGTGGGAAGAAGTCGGTGAGTGGATGTGGGAAAATCGAGAATATTATGCAGGACTTTCTGTACTACCACACGACGGCGGTAGTTATGTACAAGCTCCTTTTGAAGATATTACTAAAGAAAAGTATGATGAATTAATAAAGACCTTACATAATGTAGATTTAAGTAAGGTGGTTGAAATGGATGATTTAACTGATGCTAAAGGAGAAGTAGCTTGTGGTGCATCGGGTTGTGAGATAGTATGATCAAACCAATATCATTTAAAGAATTTAAACGAGAACTCCGATACCCCGTTACGGAAACGGAAGATAATACAAATCAAATTAAATTAGTAATTAACCCTTTAAAAAACAGAAAAAGTTATGAAACAAGTAGAGGATTTAAAACAATTAATGATGGAAGTAGAAACCAATTCAATTGATTTCTACGGTAAACAGAATAAAGCAGCTGCACGACGTGCTAGAAAAGCATTGCAGGAAATAGGTAAAATTTGTAAAACTTTCAGAAAAGAAATCAGCGAAAAAGTAAATGAATTAAAAACTAAATAATGTTTTAATATCGAGTCATACGGAGCGATTTTCACGTTTTTAGTATGACTCGATATTTATTAATATAATTTAAAATCTAACAAATATGGTAAAAAAACTATTATTTATTATTTTGGCGTCACTCATAAGCGTGGCGGCATATTCGAAGGAAGCTTCTTGTTGCAAATTTCAAACTGAAGGATATTTAAAAAGCCGTGAGGTATTCCGAGGTGTTGGATTGGGCAACGGGCCCGCAGCAGGAGCATCGGTGACCTATAAAATTACTGATAAACTTTCCTTGAATTCTAAAGGAATGGCAGCAGTTAATATCGGACCGGGATTTGGATCTTATTTAGAAAATTCAGCAACATATAAACATAAGAATTTAAGTGTTAGTGTTGGTGATATGTTCTTTTTTGACGGTGATGGATCTAACGGTAATGATTATTTTAATTACGGGGATAATACTCGACATTTAATTAACGCTACTGCAAAATATTCTGATAGAAAAGTTTATGGTTTGGTTCAAACTACTGTTTATAAAGCAGAAAATGATGCAAATAATGGAGTTTATTTTGAAGCTGGCTATAAATTTAGTGAGTGTTTTTCGGTAAATACTGGGTATGTAACGGATGCATCTGTTATGAATTTTAGAGATGCTGCTGGGTTTACGCATATCGGACTTAGTGCTGTTAAAGAATTGAGAATTACAGATTCATTTAATCCTAAGCTTAATACTCAATTAGCATTTAATCCTTCATATAGAAATACAATTGCAGGTGTAAGTAATACACCGGTTCAATTATCTATAGGACTAACATTTTAATTACTAACCATTTAAAATCAATTAAACTATGACTGACGTAAAATCCTGGCTCCAATCCAGAACAATTTGGATGATTCTAGTAACCTTAACACCTACGATTTCTAAATTTTTAGGATTCGATTTTGGAGAAACTATGAATGATATACTTACTATAGCAGCTGCAGGTGCTGCTATTTATTTTAGAGTAAAAGCATCTACTAAAATCGCTGCATAATAAGTATTAAATTTGATATAATGGCCCTTATTTTTCGAATAGGGGCCATTATACTATTCGGTTAATATATTTATAATAAAGAAAATCGCTATGGAAAACATTATCAATACCTGCTCACATCACGATGCTAAACGTAAAAAAATACTATTTATCTGTAAGAAGAGACATTATATGAAAACGGATGATGGTATTAAAGGTAAGCTTACGTCATCGGGGTTATTGAATTCTGCTGGGTTTGTGGTTGATATGTTAAATAGAAATGGAATTGATTCTAAATTAGTAGATGTAGTAGATAATAATTGTATTGATAGGGAAGTAACTCAATATAAACCCACTCACGTTATTATTGAAGCATTGTGGGTAGTACCGGAAAAATTTAAAATTTTAACTAAGTTACACCCTAAAGTAAAATGGATTATTAGATTGCATAGTAATATACCATTTTTATCTAATGAAGGTATAGCATTTAAATGGCTTTCTGAATACATTAAATATAAAAATGTTTATTTGGGTAGTAATACTAGACAAACAGTTGATGCATTAGAAGAAATGCTCAATACCAAAGTGTTTTATTTACCTAATTACTATACTATAAAAGAAAGAAAGCATAAAGATTCGAATTCTAGATTTTTAGATATAGGATGTTTTGGTGCGATTCGACCTCTAAAAAATCAATTGATTCAAGCGGTAGCTGCTATCGAATATGCAAATGAAAATGATAAAATATTACGTTTTCATATGAATGGCGATAGAATTGAAGGAAGAGGTGAACCTGTATTAGAAAATATTAAAGCATTATTTGCTGCCAATCCTAAACATGAATTAATATTACACCCATGGTTAAACCATAAAGAATTCTTAGATTTAGTTTCTAAGATGGATTTAGGCATGCAAGTTAGTTTCTCTGAGACGTTTAATATAGTAGCTGCTGATTTTGTTAATTGTAATGTTCCAGTAGTAGTATCTCCTGAAATAGAATGGGTGTCAGCTATATTCAAATGTCCCCCTACAGAAAAGAAAAAAATCAAACGTACAATTGGAATTGCATTATGGACTTCTAAACTAGGATTGCAACATTTAAATTTAATTAAACTTAAAAATTATTGCGATGAATCTGAATGCGTTTGGGTTCATTTATTTAAAAAATAATTTTTGGTTTTAAGAAGTTATATTAATATATTAAGGTTATGATAGAAGAAATCAAACATTTATTTGGTTTTTGCGGAGAGCCGCATCCGAGCATCCTTACATTTTTATTTGGAATGGTGCCTGGAATGACTTATATTAAGTATAAATTAAAAAAGATTAAAAAATGAAAAGGTTTTGTTCAAGTAAACTATTCGATGGATACAGCACTGTATTCAGACAATGGAAAGCGGAAGGAACACATTGTAAGTTTCTTCATGGGTATGCAGTATCATTTAGAGTATGGTTTGAAGGTGATTTAGACGAACGTAATTGGGTATTTGATTTTGGTGGTATGAAACGAGCTAAAACTAAAATACATGGAATGACACCGAAAGATTATTTTAATTATTTACTAGATCATACTACTATTGTAGCACAAGACGACCCATATTTACCTCAATTTAAACAGATGGACAAAGATGGTATTATTCAATTGAGAATTATGGATAATGTGGGTTGTGAAAGATTTGCAGAATATCTTTATACTACTATTAATGATTTTTTATTGGAAGAAACGAATGGTAGAGTAAGGGCTACTAAAGTAGAAGTATATGAACACGAAAGAAATAGCGCTAGCTATTCAGTTATGTATTAACATTTATAACGAATAATATGAAAGAAAAAATTGGAAGAAGGTTTTTAGGTGAGTTATTTCCGCCTAAAGAAAAGAGAAACTTTGAAAAAGCACACCTAAAAGCTTATCTGAAAGGCCATGAATATTTTAGATTCGGGTTTAAAACATTGGAATCCGGTCACAGAGTCCCAGCTTGGCATGAAGTTAAACAAGAATATTTTATAATCTAATACTATGAATTATCTAGCAAAAATTGAAATTGTAACCGTTGACCCTAAATCCGGTAAAGAGAAAAAACATTCAGAAGAATATTTAGTTGAAGCTGTATCAGTTACTGATGCAGAAGCGAGAGTAGTGAAGCATTTTGAAGGATTCACGAGTATCGATTATACAGTTAAATCTGTGCGTGAAACTAAAATTGTCGAGTTTTTAAAATAATCTCTATGAGCAAAGAAAATACGTTATTAATTGCAGAAGCGTTTTATTCATTACAAATGGAGGGTATAACTACGGGATACCCTGCTTACTTTGTTCGTTTAGCTAATTGTAACCTAAGTTGCGGGGCTAACATGAGCTTCGTAAATAAATTTAAAAAAGATATTGTGGATTACGATCCAGGGTCTTTTAAGGGCGATCTTCACGCTGAAGGTAAAGCCACTTGGACTTGTGATACTATTCCGGTATGGGCTAAGGGAACCGAACGTAGTTATCAATGGTTAATTGATAAATGGAAAGATGAAGGAGTATATAATGATATTAAACGGGGAATCATTCATATTATTTGGACTGGCGGCGAGCCGACTATTCCTATGCACCAAAAAGCGATTGCCGGATTTCATCAATATTGGGCTGATCAAGATTTTGATGAAACGTTTTATCCTTATGTAGAAATCGAAACTAATGGAACTTTTTACATTGAAGATGATTTATTTACTCAGTTAGATCAAATTAATTGTTCTCCTAAATTATCTAATTCTGCTATGCGGGAAGATCAACGCATAGTACCGGAAGCAATCGATAGAATTAAAGAGCATTTAAATTATCAATTTAAATTTGTAATTTCAACTGAAGATGATATCAAAGAAGTTTTTAGAGATTTCGTTGAACCGTATAATATTCCATTGCAATATGTAGTTTGTATGCCGGGATTGGATTCTCAAGAAGATTACTTTGAGCGCACTAGATTTGTAGCTGAGATGGCAAAGAAATATAAATTTATAGGATTATCTAGACAACATATTGCCGTTTGGGGAAAAACTACCGGGGTATGATACAAGTGAAATTGACAGATTTTGAATTCGCTGATATTCTTTTAGAAGCAGCAGATGAATATGGACTGACTGCCGAAGTGGTAGTTTTTGCTTTAAAAACTATGAAAGAAAATCCGGCTCTTTCAATTGAAGAAGCATTATTGGCCGGTTATAGTGAATGGATAAAATGAAAAAATATGAGTAAAAATTCTAACACACAAAGAATTGAGTGTCTAAAACTTTATTTAGAACAATTAAAGAAAGGTAGAAAATACCAAAAACCTAAAATTACCATGAAAGATTTGGTAGATATAAAAACTAAATACGCGGATTTTGAAGATGAATAACACATGAAGTATTTTTATATTTTATATTTTTGTTGTGTTTTAATTTCATGCTCTTCTAAAGTAAGCAATAAATCATCTAATAGATTGTTAGATGAGTTTAGAGTTGATGAATATAGAGGATATACAATAGTTTCTATAGAAAAAAGGAATGCCAATTTTAGAGATGTTTCTATGTATAGTTTTGAAAAAAAACGTTATGTGCATGTAAAAATACCTAAATGGTTAGCAGATTATTGGCAAAGGGGTGATACGATTAAATAGACTGGCTATAAAAACTAAAAGTTATGAAAAAGAAACAACGAGTTATTAAAGTACAAGTACCTAAAGAAATTTGGGATGCGGATATGTCTATTTGGAATTGGAATAGAGATATAATGGGTGCGTGGATGAGAAGTATTGTAGACGTAATTAAACAATTAGAAAAATAAGTTATGAATAACGAAACAAAAATCCAATTACAACAGGAACTAATTAACCTATATGAATCACAGATTATGGATTTAACTATGATGTCCAAAATTGAATTAGGTGATGATGTAATTGAAGAAATTATACGATTAAAAAGTTTATTAAATGACTAAAGAAGAAATGGACCAATTCCTTGAATCTATAGGAGGATTGGAAAATGGTATTTTTACAAATAGACCTCCTATCACCAACGCTAGTTTTATGGATGTACAACCGGGTTGGTATCCTTTAATTAAAGAACTGATTGAGGACTTAATTGCATTGGGTTGGAATAAACATATTACACAGATTAAAGAAAAATATGGAACCCTAAGATTTTATATCGGAGGTGGTACTGATGCTATATGGGATCGAATTGAAAAAGCAGAAGAGGATAGTGCTTATATTTGTGAAGTAACTGGTAAGCCGGGTAAATTGCGAGAAGATTTAGGATGGATCAGAACCTTGTGTGATGAAGAATATAATAAAGTAATAAATTGAGTTATGAAAAAGAAACAACGAATCATTAAAGTGCCAGTCCCTAAAGAAATTTGGGATGCGGATATGTCTATTTGGAATTGGAACAGAGATGTTTTTGGAGCGTGGGCAAAAAGTATTGTAGATGTTATTAAACAATTAGAAAAATAAAGTTATGGAAAATTTAGAAAATTTAGGACACAAATTAACCGCACAAGAGGTTTACGATGTTTATATCAATCAACCTTCAACCAAAGAAACCTTCACAATATTCTATTTTAGAAGACATAGTGATGGTGAGTCGGTTGAATTAAAAGGACAGAAGTTTGAATCAAAAGATGAAACATATTGTATTTCACTTTTAGAATCCATAATGGACACTGAAGAGTATTTGGGGTGGCCACTACCTAAAAATATACATAATAAATAAGGTTATGAACAACATTGATAAAAACATAGAAAAAGCTGCAGAGTTAGCAAAAAAATTTGAAAAACAAACCAATCAAATTTTGAATGACCCTAACATACCGCAAGAACTGAAAGATATTATATTGGAAACAAGAATTCCTGATGATAAAATTATTGATTTATCTGGCGGTAAAAGAATAAAAAGAATAGACCCTGATACATTTGAAATTGAATATGAATAACCTCGATAAAGACTATCTCGCCCTTTGCCAAGACATTCTTGACAACGGAACTAAAAAACAAACTAGAACTGGTACAGATTCTATTTCCATATTTGGTAGACAAATTCGTCATAAAATGAGTGATGGATTTCCACTTCTTACTACAAAGAAAATGTATTGGAAAGGAATTGTAACTGAATTACTTTGGTTTTTAAAGGGCGATACTAACATTAAATATTTAGTTGATAATGATTGTCATATTTGGGATGGGGATGCTTATAAAAGATTCTTGAATGAAACTATTAAAATTGAACCAGCAGAAGCAAAGGAACGAGCTATTAACCAATTATTAAGTAGTAAAGAATCAAAAGAAGAATTCATCAACAAAATTAAAACCGATGATGAGTTTGCAAAGAAGTGGGGTGAACTTGGCTCCATCTACGGAAAGCAGTGGAGAGATTGGGGTGGAAGAAAAACTGATGGGTTTATTGAATTTGAATCTAATGGTTATAGTGAACATATCAAAGGAATAGACCAAATCTCAAACCTAATCTCCGAACTCAAAACAAATCCAGACAGCCGTAGGTTAATGGTTAATGCTTGGAATGTAGGTAAATTATCAGAAATGGTCTTGCCACCTTGTCATTATGGTTTTCAGGTTTATACAATTGAAATGTCAGTACAAGAAAGAAAAAAATATGATTGTCACTTCGATGATTTAATTGGTGAATATCCAGAACATCATATTACATTAGATAAAAGAGGTGTACCTCGTAGAGCAATCTCTTTAATGTGGAATCAACGAAGTGTAGATGTTCCATTAGGTTTACCGTTTAATATCGCCTCATATGGGTTACTATTAGAAATCATTGCTAAAATTACAAATATGGTTCCTGATGAATTAATTGGTAATTTAGGTGATTGTCACATTTATGAAAATCAAATTGATGGTATTAAGGAACAATTAAATAGAGAACCATATCCGCTTTCTTCACTTCGCATTAACATAGAATTTTGGCCTACTCAATCAGGCGAATGTGGTATTGGTGAATTAACCAATAATATAGATTTTCTTATTAAAGAAATGAGAATTGATGATTTCCAAATAGAGAATTATAAATCACACCCAACAATTAAAATTCCTTTATCAAATTAACTTTTTCAAAAATCATACCAACTATATTATGGAAGAATTAGATAGATTATTAAAAGCACTTGAAGAAGGTGATACTTATGCGGATTTTGTGAAACAACGAATATTAGATTTATTTGTTGTTATAAACAGTTTTAGATTATAAAAACGATGAACCTTCAATTATTACTTTATATCTTAAAACAATAGACGCAATACTTTGTTATTAATATTTATATTAAAACATACATGATGAAAAAAATCGCACTAATATTAATTTTGTCTTTATTTGCTATTAATTCCAAAGCAGTAATTAGACAGGCCACTACCTTAACTCAATTATTTGAAAGCCTATCAAAATCAGTTAAAGGAGACTCAGTTTATGTACCTCCCACTTCTATAATTAATGCAACGGATACTACAATTACTATACCCGGGGGAGTAACTCTTTATAGTAGCAGAATGCCTACCCCTGGATCTACTGGAGGAGCATTAATTTATTCTACATCACTTACAAAAGTAGATATTTATACTCCTCTTATTCAAACAGGTGGAGAGGATGTAACTATAAGTAGCATCCGATTAAGAGGTGCCACAAATGAGATAACCGATTTTGATTATAGACGAGGAGTTTCTAAAGGAATTCACGGGCTACACAAAAATTTAAGAATTACTAATTGCGAAATCTTTTGGTTTGATATGTGGGGCGTATATTTGTACGTCCCGGCGGGTGCTATCATTACAAATAATTATATACATCATTGTAGAAATGCAGGATATGGATATGGAGTATGGGTTGGTGGTGCTGGAGTAAAGTATGAAGGAACTGCTATTATATCTAATAATATATTTGATGCTTGTAGATCGGCAGTAGACGCATCCGGTCATTATAGTAATATGATTGTTACCAATAATACTTTTTTACCCGAACAGCATTATACAGTTATATCAAGGCATGGCCAAAGTAATGGTTGTATTGGGGGAAATCAAACTATTGTAACAAACAATTTAGTATTAAGTAAATCACGAAGTTTTACCATCCCTAAATCAGCTACAGATTCCGGGTTTATATCAATTAAAAATAACAGATTAAGATCCTTACCTTGTGCATTTAACAAACAGGTTAGCTCAATAGCTTGTGATGGTGATTTAATTTGTTTAGGAGATACTGCTTATGCATCAAATATACCTTTCATATCTAAATTACAGACTTCTATCGTTGCATCTAAGGACACGATTAAAGTTGGAGAAACGGTTACTTTAACAGCAACTGGTGGTAATAGATTTTGGTGGAAAATTGGTGAAACCACTTTACCTCAAATAGATAGAGTTGGCCAAACAATAACATATAGATTTACCAGGCCTGGGGCATACGTTATTACTTTATATTCATTTTTAAATGCTGGATCTAATTCGGTACCTGCTGAGCCTAACATTACTTATAAAACGATATATGTTTTACCGACTGAAGGAACTTGGGTTATAGCTTGGGTAAAAGATTCTTATATAGGAGTTATAAAAGATAAATTTAAAAAATCGATATTAATTAATGATAGTACTTATTGGTCTGACGATATAGAGGGGTACGAGGGGTGGCAACGGGTAATGATTAGATTTGATCAACCAATTAAAAAAATATCCTTAGATTTAAGGTGTATTAATGATTCGCCTGCTAATGAAATTGGTGAATTGTTTTGTTGGTTTGACGGTATAAGTATTGTAAGTCCTACTAAAGTTTTGTTTCATGATTCCTTTGAAGCTGATAGAATAGTTTGGCAATTAGCCAATACTAATTTGGGAAGTAACGTTTCAACTCAAAATCCTGTAGGGGAAAAACGCGATGGAGAAAAAAGTTGGCTATTCAGAAAAGCTATAGGAGGAAATGCTAGTACAGGCTGGGGTGGGAGATTAAGTTGGAATTTTAAATAAACCGTAAGTATGTTACAAGAAAAAAATGTTTTAATAGCTACTAGAGTTCCACCTGGAGATAGATGGCAGTTAGTAGATGATCCAGATAAAACTATCCATTCATCCTTAACAGACACATTGGAAGCTTTTTTTGAAAAGGCAAATAAACCTTATGAATTTAGACTTGCACCTTTAAAAAATTCTTTATATATTATAACGACTGAGGAAGTTAATATACCTACCCCACCACCTAAAAAGTTTAATATCTACGGTGATTAAATACTACCCTGTCAAGGTTTGGTCCGTTCGTCTAATTGGCCAGGATACCACCCTTTCACGGTGGGGATACGAGATCGTACCTCGTACGGACTACTAAGTTAGAAGTTCTTTAAAATAAGAAAGGAAAATAAATTATGGAAACATTATCATTTGCTTTTGGTATGCTTTCGGTAGTAGCAGTAATTTTAATTGCTGTTGTTGCTGTGGGTATAGTAAAGGTATTTAAAATGCAAAGTAGCATTAACAATTTGTATAGGACTTTAGATAATATTGATAGTCATATACACAATCGTATATCAAGTGAATATAGTAATCTCGAAAGGGTTATTAGTGATGATCGAAAAGAATTAAATCTGCGTATTGACAGTCTCAATAGCTATGTTGATTCTAGATTCGATAAAATGGAAAACAAATATTTTATAAAAGATGGCAATCAAGGTTGCTAATAAATTAATTATTAATAACAATTAAAATTTAAAGAACTTCTAACTTATTTTTATGAAAGTACGTTTTAAAAAAATAGACCCGAATGCAATTGTACCGGCATACTCTAAACCAGGAGATGCTGGTCTTGATTTAACTGCAACCTCTAAAAACCTAGTAGATGCAGGTAAATATGGTTATGTAGAATATGGAACTGGATTAGCAGTTGAAATTCCAGAAGGTTATGTTGGATTGATATTCCCTCGCAGTTCAATTAGTAATACCGGACTTATATTAAGTAATAGTGTAGGAGTGGTAGACTCTGGATATAGAGGTGAAATTAAATTCCGGTTTAAATGGATTAAGGATACTACTGATTACAACGTAGGAGATAGAGTTGGTCAGTTAATAATCCTACCATACCCTTCTATTGAAACCGAAGAAGCCGAAGAATTATCCTCTACTGAAAGAGGAGAAGGTGGATTTGGCTCGACCGGAGTTTAATTTTATATTAAAAAGAATAAAAAAATATACATATGGACTTTACCCACTTTAACCTTACAATCGAAGACATAAAGAAGATCAAAGGAAACACTTTAGTTAGTCCTTTCTATAAAATTAAATTTAGAGAGTTTGATTTTATTGTTTCTGTTACCGCAGAAGTGTTTGAATATCGAATATGCGCGCACTTCTTAAAGGATGATATGAATTTTATTCATAAAGATGATATTATGAAATGTAAATTCCATATTAACGCTACTGAAGGATTCTATTATCGTTTAGTTAACGACGGTAAACTGATTACGAAACCCGGAAAACCTAAAGCGATGTATGTTAACTTCATTGATATAGCAACGCCTATCCTTAATATAGAAGGACCGTACTTTAAAAAGTATAAAGTCAGTGACGAAAATCTAGCACTTTAAATATAACACTATGAAAAATAAAAACGAAATTTTAGAAGAAGCAGCTGAACATTATTATAAATTCATGAAAGCATTAGGTATGAATCCAGATACTAATGAACATGAATGTGATACTCCTATGCGAGTAGCAAAGAGTTTTGTAAATGATTTGTGTGCTGGATTGTTTAATGAACCTCCGGTTATTAAATCATTTCCTAATAATAATGGTTATGACGGAATGGTATTCCAAGGTAATATTGAATTGAATAGCTTATGTCAACATCATCACTTGCCGTTTGTAGGTAAAGCACACGTTGCTTATATTCCTAGCACTGACGGTAAAGTAATCGGTTTAAGTAAATTGAATCGTATTGTAGAACATTTCGCCCGTCGTCCTCAGGTTCAAGAGAATCTAACCATGGAGATTCATAACTATATTAATGATATTTGTGAAGGAAATAAAGGAGTAGCAGTTATGATTGAAGCCGGTCACATGTGTGCATGTGTTCGTGGAATACGACACAAAAGTACTATGATGACGTCTAAGTTGTCGGGTGGGTTTTTGATGGAAGATAAGGTACGAGAAGAATTTTATAATTTTGTCAAATCTTTGAATTAAATGAAAATAAGATAAATGTATACTAACATATATTATAATAGGAAAGACAACTCTATAAGTTTATGGGACGATGAAAAGGGATATCAAAACTTCGAATATAAAAAATATTGTTACATAAAAACCCCTTCGGGAGACTCCGTTGCATTAGATGGAACTAAAGTAAAAAAGATTTATAAATGGGATAAGGCTGATGAAGAAAGGGGCATATTATATGAAAGTGATGTGAACCCAGAAACCAGAACATTGATTGATTTATATCATAATTCTGATGAGCCTTCCCTTTTATATAAAGTAATGACTTTAGATATTGAGGTTGATGCAACTGAGAAGTTGCCGGATCCTGCACAGGCTGATAATGAAATTACGGCTATATCTTTTTATGTAAAAGATTTAGATCAGTATTTGGTTTTTATTTTAGATAAAGAAAATAGATTAAAGGATACTGCCAATGACAATGTATATATTTATCCATTCCAAACCGAACGAGATCTTTTAAAGAGTTTTCTTCAATACTATACGGATTATGAGCCTTCTATTATTACGGGATGGAATATCGATTTCTTTGATATACCCTACCTATATAATAGAATATCTAAGGTCTTAGGTCACAAAGCAGGTAAATCTCTGAGCCCTATAGGGATTGTAGAGCAAAATGAGAGGACTCGAGTTTATAATATAGCAGGGATATCTTGTTTGGATTATTTGCCTCTATATAAAAAGTTCTCAGTAGGTGAAGAACCTTCATATACTTTAGATGCTATCGCAACTAAAGAAATTGGTAAAGGTAAAATTAAATATGAAGGTTCTTTAGATGATTTATTCAAAAAGGATTTAAATAAATTTATTGAGTATAACTTGAATGACGTAATTTTGGTTAAAGAGATTGATGATAAATTAAAATTCATTGAATTGACCAGAAGTATTTGTCATAAAGGTCATGTACCGTATAATGCTATCTTTGCATCTTCTAGATATTTGGAAGGTGCTATTCTAACATATATGAAAGAGTTGGGTATTGTGAGTATCAATAAACCGATTAATATTGAAGATGACGAATCAATCTCAGATGATGAAGATGATGACGAAAATGATGATAATGAGGGTAAGTTCGTTGGTGCTTATGTTAAACCACCGGTACCGGGTCGTTATGAATGGTTGACTTGTTTAGATGCTACATCACTATATCCGACTACTATTATGACATTGAATATTTCTCCTGAAACTAAAATAGGTAAGATATTAGGTTGGGATGAAATTAATATGATGGCTAAGTTTAAAAATAAAAAACCTATTAATGATACTTTTATAATTCAATTTAAAAATGGTAAGGAGAAATCTTATACTAAGATAGAATTGATGAGTTTCATTAAAGATAATGAATATAGAGTTGGTGGTAATGGTGCATTATACAATTCTAAAAATAAAGGACTTATACCGGCTATCCTTGAGAAATGGTTTGACGAACGTATCGAGTTTAAGAATCTTATGAAAAAATATTCTAAAGAAGGAAATAAAGAGAAGGAAGAATATTTTGATAGACTGCAATATGTAACTAAAATACTTTTGAATTCCATGTATGGCGTTCTCGGACTCCAATCATTTAGATTTTTTGATTTAGATAACGCAGAAGCCGTTACAGTAACCGGCCAAGATGTTTTAAGGTTTGCTGATATAATGGGAAACAAATGGATAAAAGATAATCTTATAACTGATTTGCATTTAACTAAATATGGAATCAAGTTTAATGAAAAAGATTATTGTGTATATAGTGATACGGATTCTAATTATTTCTTATTATCGGATTTTGTAAAAAAAGATGGTACTGAAATTGATCAAGTAAAACAATTCTCTAAAGAATTAGCTGAATTCATTAATACTAATTTACTTAAATTTACTGAGAAACATTTAAACTCTACTTATAATAAGTTAGTATTTAAAGAAGAAGCTGCTATTAAAGCTGGTTTTTGGTTAAAGAAAAAACGATATGCATATCATAAAGTCTGGGATCTTGAAGCTGATAAAGCAGCAGATAAAATAGTAGTAAAGGGACTTGACGTGGTTAGAAGTAACTTCCCTCCTCTGTTCAGAGGATTTATGAAGGATGTATTAAATGATATTCTTAAATTTGAAAGTAGAGTTTCGATTGACAATCGCATTGTGGAATTCCAAAGTAAACTAACTTCATATAGTTTACTTGATATAGCCAAACCTACTTCAGCTAAGAATTTGGATAAGTTCGTCTGTAAAGGGATTGCATTTAAAAAAGGTACTCCGGCCCATATTAAAGCTACATTGGCATATAACTTCTTGTTAGAGTTATATGAATTAGATAAAACCATTCCACCTATCATGTCAGGAGCTAAAGTTAAGTGGATATATTTAAAAACTAATCCATTTAATTTAGATGGATTAGCATTTAGAGGATATGATGATCCTAAACCAATATTGGATTTTCTGAATAAGTATATTGATTATAATAAAAACTTCGATTCTAACTTATTGAAAAAGATACAAGCTTTCTATGACGCTTTAAATTGGGGTGTGGTACCGAAAGAAAACTCTAAGAAAATTAATAGTTTTTTTGAATTTTAAAAAAATAATTCTTATATTATGTTTATGAAAAAGGTTTTAATTATCGGTTTGGGTATAGGTGAACTGTACAAAAAAGTTTTACTCGAATCTAGGAACGGACACAAATACGACGTGATAACTATTGATCCGGACCCGAATAAAAATGCTGATTTCGTATCCTTAGAAGCCTGCTATAAATTGCATCCATATTTTGATTTAGCTGTAATTTGTTGTCCGAATCAATTTCATGAATCTTATGTTTTGGGGTTAAATCAAAATAAGATGGCCGGCATGATTTTAGTTGAAAAACCGGGATTGAAAAATTTTGCCACGTGGGCTCTTTATACAAATGCAGTGTCTCCCAATAAATTAATCATGGTTAAAAACAATCTTTACCGTGAAGATTTATTAAATCAAATAAAAAAGACTATTAAAGATAATATCACTGATATATCTGAAATCAGAATTGATTGGTTAAACCACAATAGAGTTCCGAGTCCTGGGTCTTGGTTTACCAATAAAGATTTAGCATGGGGTGGTGTTAGTAGAGATTTAATGCCGCATTTATTGAGTATTTATTACGGAATATTCAATGAATTAGATATACCTTTCGATCAAGTAGCGGTTTCTATGTATACTTTAGACCAAATCAAAGACACGGAATATGGGGCTGTTTTAAATGGGGGTGTATATAACGTGGATGATACTGCTGCTATTTTCTTTAAAAGAAAAGTAAAAAGAAAAAATATTCCAATATCTTTGAATGCTTGTTGGAAAAACGAAACTGAAACTAAAATAGGAGTTACAATTGTAATAAATAATCATCCAGTTTTTTATGATTTTGGATTGTGCCCGGAATCTGCCTATTTAAAAATGATTGAACAGACATTGAAAATGGATGAAAAAGAATATGAAAAACATAAAAATATCGATTGTTGGATACACCAAATACTAGATAATTATGGAAACTAAAACATTGTATAGTCCAAGTGCTAATGAAATTAAAGAAATCACTTGGGATCGTCCGGAAATGACAGATGATCAAATAGAAATTAAAACATTATTTTGCGGTGTATGTCGCAGCGACATAGGATCATACGCTAGGTGGGAAGAGATGCCCCCCGGGTCTACTGAACGAGATCCTAAATTTGGTCATGAAGGCGTGGGAGTAGTAACTAAAGTAGGTGCAAATGTAACGGGAGTTAAAGAGGGTGATTATGTTAGTACCTGGTCCGATCCCGCGTATTCGGATTATTACTATGCAAAGCGAAATGAATTTGTAGTAGTACCTGAAGCATCACATAAATATATTTTACAGCCGGTAGCTTGTGCTATGAATATATTTCATAAAACTCAACTATTTATGAATAGTATGGGTTATCAAAATGAACCTATATTGTTATTAGGAACCGGTTTTATGAGTATTGTTATAGGACAATATTGTGCTAATAATAATATTAATTTAACAGTTGTTGGGAATAGTAATAAAGAAATTTGGAATTCTATGGGATATTCCTTACATTCTGTAAATGATATAATTAACAATGATTATAAATACAAAGTAATAATTGATTTAACTAGTAAAGCAGAAATGTTTGATATCATAACAAAACAAATTGCTGCCTTAGAAGCTTTAATTTGTTATGCTGCTACTCCTTCTAAACCAGTTACTACTAACTTCTTTGATAATTGTTGGAATTGTCATACTTTAATTATGCCATCTCCTAGAAATAACGACTTCAATGAAGTAATGGCCTGGACTAGAGATGTAATCACTTACGGCATCTTAGATGTAGATAAACTTTGGAGTAAAGAATATAATAGGAATGATATGAATGAAGTTAAACAAGCATTTGAAGATGGAAAAGTTAGGATTAAAGGGTATTTAAGGGGGTATTTATCTTGGAAATAATGTTATGAATAACTGGTAGTTATGATTTTTCGTAGTCATATATTTATTATAAAATGGATTACGAAAAAATATATAATAGTATTTGTAGCACTGCTAAAAATGAAATTAAAACTAGGTTTGAAAATAAAAAAGCTAAATTAGAGTATTATGAAGGTCATCATATTACTCCAAAATGTTTGGGGGGCAAGGGTAAAAGTTCGGAAATTCATCATCCAAATATAGTTTTATTGACAGCAAAAGAACACTTTATTTGTCATCGATTATTATGTGAAATATATCCTGGAAATAAAAGTTTAATTCATGCATTTTGGAAAATGGTATTAGGTGGGGATTTGAACCAAAAAAGATTTAAATGTTCTAGTAAAACGTATGAATATGCTAGAAAGTTACAATCAAAAATAATGTCTACTTCACAAAAAGGTAAGTCGGTGTACGAGAGATTTGGTGAAAATGCTGATAAGATTAAATTATTTACTAGTGATGAATCAAATCCTATGAAAGGTACCAATTTAAAAAATATTTGGATATCTAAATATGGATTAGATATAGGAATTAAAAAATATAATGAATGGAAACTCAATTGCAGTAAAGCTAAAATAGGAAAAAAAGTAAAAACTGCAATATGTCCACATTGTAAAATGGAAGCTATGGTAACTAATATTCGTAGATTTCACTTAGATAACTGTAAATTAAAAAAATAATGAACACAATATACATTGTAAGTTTAGAACCCTTAGAGACCAGATATACAGTTGAATGGTTTGAAGAGTTCCCTAAGTTATTGCAAGGTAAAACTACGCAGTATAATATAATACAAATTAATGGTCATGGATCGGGGTATACTTCAGCTGCAGTTACTTCAGGAGCATTTCTAAATTTCACCCAAACTAATATTTGGAAAAATAATCAAATGAATCAAATATGTTCTCTGATTGAATCTGGTAAAATACAATCCGGAGATAAGTTCATTTTTATGGATGCGTGGAATACCGGCATTATACAACTTCGATATATGAGTGATTTATTGGGATTGAATATTGAAATTCATAGTATTTTCCATGCAGGAAGTTATGATCCTCAAGACTTCCTAGGTCGTTTAGTAAAAGATAAAACTTGGAGTTATGCTTTTGAAAAAAGTATATTTCATGCTTCCGATTTTAATTATTTTGCAACCTATTATCATATGGATTTGTTTGCTAAGAAGATGGATTTCTATGATAGAGGAGAATTGAGATATGCAGATAAATTTGTCAGATCCGGATTTCCTTTTGAATATTTAAAAGATACGCTAGCTCCATATAAAAATATTCCTAAAGAAAATTTGATTTTATTCCCGCATAGAGTCGCTCCGGAGAAGCAACCTAATATATTTTTAGATTTGAAGGCATCTATGCCTGAATACAAATTCATAATTTGTCAACAATCTGATTTAACTAAAGACGAATATCATTCTCTGTTAAGCAAGGCTAAAATAATATTTTCAGCTAATCTTCAAGAGACATTAGGTATTAGTTGTTATGAGGGTGCTTTAGTAAGTGCTCTCCCTTTAGTACCGGATAGATTATCATATAAAGAAATGTATCCAGATGTATTTAAATATTATTCCGATTTAACTGAATCGTGGCAACGTTACTTAGATAACAAACATTTAATAGTTTCTAGAATTAGATATATGATGGAAAATTATGAAACTTTAGTAAATTCATATGAATTTTCTAGTATGCTTGATAAGTTATCCGGTGATTATTTTAATTCGGAATTCATGGCAACAAATATATTAACAGGAAAAATAAAAGAACTAATATGAAAACAAAAACAAATGTAATAGTACGACTACAAGTAGAAGGTTTACATCATTGGCCAGGAGTAGTTAAACATCCGGAATTAGAACGAGTACATTTTTTATATGCAATTCACCGTCATACATTTCACATTACTGCTAAAAAAGAAGTGTCACATGATGACCGTGATATTGAAATCATTATGTTAAAACGAAACATCTTAGAATATTTGAATAAAAGATATTGGACTGAAAATGCCAATTGTTTATTTTTTGATTCTATGAGTTGCGAAATGATTGCTGCTGAATTAGTAAAATATTTTGCATTAGACTATTGTGAAGTACTTGAAGATGGAGAAAATGGTGCTGAAGTAATCTCTGAATCTAAACAACAATCTACAGAAGTGGTCGAAACCACTAAAGAAGATTTTATGCCGGTAGTAAATACTACTTCTAAAGGCGGTTGGGTTACGACTACTACTGATTATTCTAAACGATTAAAATTTAATTTCTAATATGGCACAACCCGAAAAATTTGATAATTTTGTATACTACCCGAGTTTTAGTTCCGGTGCTAGTAGATCATGGTTAACTAAAAATGTTGAATTGTCCCCTGGAATATCTAGTCGTTTTTATGCTGACAATTATCCAGACGAATGGAAACATAAATACTTTCTAGTAACTGCAGGTCACCATTATAAAAAGATGGACCTTCGAGATAGAATGGGTTTAGATAAAAGTGTTCAGGTATTGGGTGACTCCGGTGGGTTTCAATTAGCTACCGGTGCTATCCAATGGGATCCTGCATTTAAAGAAACTATTTTTAAATGGTTAGAAGAAAACTCTGATATTGCTATGAATTTAGATTTACCTCCTCGAGTAACATTGACAGGTAAATTCCAAGAATGTCTAGATATTAGCTTGGAGAACTTTAAATACTTTGAAAAAAATCAGACAGGTAAGACTGCCTTTCTAACTGTATTACAAGGTGATGATGAAATTACTTATGATATTTGGTATAAGAAAGTTAAAGATTTTCAATTTAGAGGTTGGGCATTTGGTAATTGTCGTAAAGTAAATAACCTAATGTATGCTCTAGCATTAATGATTAAGAATAAAGAATTCTTAAAACCGGGTGTAAATTATTTGCATATCTTAGGTGCTTCTAAATTATATGACTTTTTTATCTATGAATATTTACAAAAGTGTATGAATGAATATACCGGCGGTAGAGTGCAAGTGTCCACAGACTCATCCAGTCCTGCATTAATGACTGTATACGGAGGTTATTATTTTGATGCTGATTATAAGAGTGGTACTTTCCTAACTGCTTATATGGAACGTAATGCCGCCTTTATTCCCGATGCACCGCTTCCTTGTAAGCTTCATAATTGTCCTGCTTGTAAAGATAGAAAATATTCCGATATTATTGATTGGAAGACTAACAGTTATATGTATATGACTAATCATAACATGCATGTATTTTTAGATGCCATTAAATCAATTAAAATTTTGCAGCAGTCTCATATGGATGTATTAAGTTGTGTAGTAGATCCGGTAGCAGTAAATGTTTGTAAGGCTATGAAAGAAATGTTTGAAAGCAGCAATCCATTTGAGGTGTATGAAAAATATAAACCTATATTTACTAAATACAATTCACTCTTTGGTATGGCCGAATTAGGTTATAGTAAAACTGGCGAGCCTGATGCTAAGGTGGGTGCTGTTGAATCATTCTTTGATTTTGGAAAATAAAAAATAAATATATATATTAAAAATAAAAGGTTTTATGAAAAAAGATAAGTTATCTAATATCATTAAAAAATACCATCTTAATGGTACCATTGATTCCGTTAAATGGACAGTCGGTGATGATAAAGCAGTAGATATTAATTTTGTTACTTCCGACAGAACATTGGTAGGTTCATTGCGAGCTACTAATTTTGACATTGAGGAATCTGAATTAGGTATTTATACTACAGGTCAGTTTCTTAAACTGTTATCTGTATTCGGTGATGATATCGATTTTTCAATGTTGAAAATTGATGGTGTTGCTAGAACATTAAATTTGTCCGATAAAGAGACTTCAGTAACATATATGTTGTCCGATTTATCGGTTATTCCAGTTGCAGGTAAACCTAAGCAATTGCCTGAGTTTGAATTTGAAATGGATATTACCGATGATTTTATTTCCAAATTTAATAAGTCTAAATCAGCATTGCCTGATATTAGTCACGTGACATTTAATTGTTCTGGAAATAAAAACGAAATGATTATTGGCTATTCGAGTAACAACACTACTCGTATTACTATTCCCATTGCCGGTGCTTTAAACGGCGATGTTAAATTTAAATCATTTAATTCAAATTATTTAAAGGAGATTTTAGCAGCTAATTCAGATGCACGTAGTGCTAAATTAAAAGTAAGTAATGCCGGTTTAGCTATGTTGACTTATGAAAGTCCGGATTACTCTGCCACTTATTTCTTAGTTGAAGTTGCTCACGTTTAATATAAAAAACATAAAAATATGAAACCATACGGAGATAGAATTGTAATCAAAGCGATCGCGCCGGAAGAAGTTTCTTCCGGTGGAATAATTATTCCGGACGTCGGCCATGAAAGAGCCTTGCCCGGTACTGTCGTATCGGTGGGGCCTGGGTACCCGGGCCCGACTGGTTGGATATCTTGCATGAGTAGAGAAGGTGATAAAGTAATTTATCCTAAATTTGGATGTCATGAATTTGAACATGAAGGAGAAAAATATTTGATTATCCGAGAAAGTGAACTATTTGTAAATTTAACACAAAATCAATAATATATGAACGATTCAAAAACAATAACTTTAAATGAAAGCGCTAGAGAAAAAATAAAAAAAGGAGTAGATACTCTAGCATCAACTGTAGGAGTTACATTAGGACCTAAGGGTAGGAATGTAATTATTGACAGAGAGATGGGTCAGCCTTCGTCTACAAAGGATGGGGTTACTGTTGCTAAAGAAATTAATCTCAAGGACCCGGTAGAGAATGTGGGCGCGCAGATGGTAAAAGAAGCAGCATCAAGAACTGCTACACTAGCAGGTGATGGTACTACTACTGCCACTGTATTGGCTCAAGCTATTTATGGTGAGGGTATTAAACATTTGAAATCTGGTGTAAATCCGGTAGAACTTAAAAGGGGGATGGATAAAGCAGTAAATGCTATTGTAGATTCTATTTCTGAGATTAGTAAACAAATTACTACTAACGAAGAAATTCTTTCAGTAGGTACTGTATCAGCTAATAATGATAAAGAGATTGGTGGTCTTATTGCAGAAGCAATGGATAAAGTAGGCAAGGATGGTGTTATCACCGTAGAAGAAAGTAAGACAGCAGAAAACTCTTTAGAGATTGTAGAAGGTATGCAATTTGATAGAGGCTATATTTCTCCATATTTTGTTACTGACCAGAACAGTATGCAGGCTACTTTAGAAGAACCATTTATTCTTTTATATGATAAAAAGATTACTGGTATTAAAGATATTCTCCCATTGTTGGAACAAGTGTCTAAAACCGGTAAGTCTCTTTTAATTGTATGTGAAGACGTTGCTGATGAAGCTTTGGCGGCATTAATTGTAAATAAAGTTCGTGGTATCCTAAAAGTAGTAGCGGTACGTGCCCCTGAGTATGGAGAACGCAGAATGCAAATCATGGATGATTTAGCGATAGTTACCGCGGGTACTGTTATCTCAGAACAAAAGGGATATAAATTGGATAAAGTAAATTTATCTATGCTAGGTAAAGCTAGAACAGTTACCGTTACTAAAGATAAAACCACTATTATCGATGGTGCCGGTAATGTAGAAACTATCAGTAAAAGAATTGAAGAAATTAAATCTCAGATAGATAAATCTACTTCTGACTTTGAAACTGAAAAACTTCAAGAACGTTTGGGTAAATTAGCAGGAGGGGTAGCAATTCTTAATATCGGTGCACATACTGAAATTGAAATGAAAGAAAAGAAAGATAGAGTTGATGATGCACTTCATGCCACTAAAGCAGCAGTGGAAGAAGGCATTGTACCAGGCGGTGGTGTAGCACTTATCCATGCTATCTCCAATGTTAAAGATTGGGATTCATTAGCAGAGAATGATGAACAACGAATAGGAGTTCAAATTATTAAGAAAGCCTGTAATGCTCCTTTTAATCTCATTATGTCTAATGCAGGATTAACTCCGGAAGTCATTAAATCGAATATTAGTTCTGCTATGATTAGTGGCGTATTTTCGGAAAAATTTGCAGTTGGGTATGATGTTAGATCTGAATCAGTTGTTGATATGTTTAAGCAAGGTATCATTGATCCGGCTAAGGTAACTAGAACGGCATTAGAAAACGCCGCATCAGTTGCTGGCGTTCTTTTAACTACTGAGGCAGTCATTACAAAAGATGAGGAAAAGAAAGAAGACCCTATGAATATGGGTAGTATATATTAATTTAAATCAGATAACAATTGCAATGCGCCCTTTTTAAAACCCTCGAATCTTAAGTCAATACTTCGGGAATCTTATACCCCCGATGTTAGATTTCGAGGATCGGCCGGCAGTTCAATAAGTGGTACATTGACTACCAATGCTATTTTGAATAGGTCTAGTTTTGGATATGTATATGATTCTTCTAGAGCACCAACTGCAACGTATATGGTTACATCATCAATTCAATAATAAGAAGTCGGGAAATCCCGACTTTCTCGTTTTTATCCCTTTAATTTAATATATTTAATCTATGAATAGAAAAGAACATACAATATGGACAGAAGCATTCCGTCCAGATTCATTAGAAGGTTACATAGGTAACGATGAAGTAACTACTAAAATTAAAAATTATATCGATTCCAATGATATACCTAATATATTATTTATAGGAAAAGCCGGTACTGGAAAAACCACACTAGCTAAAATTCTAGTCAAAAATATTAATTGTGACTATTTATATGTGAATGCTTCAGATAAATCAGGTGTAGATTTCATACGAACTGAAATAATACCATTTGCTAGTAGTATAGGATTTAATGATTTAAAAATAGTTATTTTAGATGAGTTCGATTTTATGTCTCCAAATGCAATGGCAGCATTGCGCAACGCAATGGAAACGTTCAGCAAGCATTGCAGGTTTATATTGACCGCTAATTACCTTGAAAAGATTATTGATCCTATTCAATCTAGATGTCAAGTATTTAAGATTGCTCCTCCAAGTAAAAAGGATGTAGCAGTGAGAATGGTTGAAATTCTAAATGAAAAAGAAATAGATTACACCAAAGAAGATTTAGCTTTGGTAATTAATGCGACTTATCCTGATATTAGAAGAACCATTAATAGTCTGCAACAACAATCTTTAAGTGGTAAATTGGTTATTGATAAACAAGCAGTAGTAAATTCTAATTATCAATTACAATTATTGGAATTACTTAAATTAAAAGATAAGAAAAAAGCATTTACAGATATTAGAAAGATATTAGCTGAATCAAATCAAAATGATTTTGTTTCATTGTATAGTTTTTTGTATGATAATTTAGAAGAGTTTGCTCAGGGATCTATTGCATCAGTCATTTTAATATTGGCTGAATCGCAATATACTGAGGCAGCAGCCGTTGATAAAGAATTGCATATAGCTGCCATGTTTGTTAAAATCTTAAATGAACTAAAATGAGTATAGATGTATTAGGGTGGATTGCTACCATTTTAGTTTTATTTGGTTATTGGTTAAATGCCAATGGTAAATATAAAATGGCAATGGCAATATGGATTGTAGGTGATATGGGATGGATTACATATGATATTGTTCGAGGTATTTATCCGCATCTAGGATTGAGCTCAGTAATAATTATATTAAACATATATGGAATATTTAAAATTATAAAATCTAAAAATTATGGAACCAACTAAAATGAATGTTGATCTGAGCCAAGCTTCAGACATGAAATGTATTGATTGCGGGAATAAAACATTTGTCCCGACATTTGTATTAAAAAAAGTATCAGCGTTGTTATCTCCTTCTGGTAAAGAAACCATGGCACCAATACAAATATTTTCCTGCGCTCGGTGTCATACTGTACCTGATGAATTTTTATCTGCTTTCGGAGAATAATGGAAACAAAACCTAAAAGTTTATTTGACCACTTAAATAGTATCACGAATGATAAGACTAAATGGGAGGACCTATCTGAATCGGATAGGAAATCATTTAGTCCATATCTAATAAACCGTTTTTTATCTATGAATTCAGATTTAATTGAGTTAGTAGATGAATTTCAAAAGTATACTATAGGTACATTAGCACCCAGAGAAGTATATAAATTTTATTGTGATTTGCTCCCGAAGAAAAAGATGTTCTTTAAATATGTTAAAGGATCTAAAGAGGAGAAATATAACGATAAACTTATAGAATATATCTCTAGATACTACGAATGCTCACATCAAGAAGCTATCGAGTATTTAGATATATTCATGGGGACGAAGGAGTTACAAGCTCAATTAAATACCCTACTACAAAAGTACGGGTTATCAGAAAAAGAGATAAAAAAACTTCTTAAATGAGCAGCATCTTTAAAGTACGCCCAGCGATTCCTAGTGGGTCTAAAACTATTAGCTATAGTCAGTTTTCTTTATATAGTGAGTGTCCGCATAAGTGGCGACTCATGTATATTGATAAACACAAACCGGAAGATCCCAGTATCTATCTTATCTTCGGGACTTCGATGCACGAAGTATTACAAGAATATTTAACCGTTGCATTTGAACGTACTGCTAAAGAAGCTGATAGAATGGATTTAAGTGGTATGCTATATGAAAAGATGGTTAAATATTATAAGCAGTCCGTTGAAAAGAATAATAATAAACATTTCTCTAATAGATTGGAATTACAAGAATTTCACAAGGATGGCATAGAAATATTGGAATTTATTAGAAAGCGCCGGGCTGAGTATTTTCCGACCAAACACTATAAGCTTTTAGGTGTTGAAATTCCTTTATTGGAAAAGATAGAAGATTATAATGTTTACTTGATGGGATTTATTGATCTTGCAGTTTTGGATGAGCGGGATAACACGATCACTGTATACGATTTTAAAACCTCTACTAGAGGTTGGGGCGATAAAGATAAAAAGAATGAAAACAAAAAGGCTCAGCTAATTATATACAAAAAATATTTTGCTAAACAATATAATCTTCCTGAGGATAATATTGAAGTAGTATTTTTTATCTTAAAAAGAAAACTGTGGGAAAATTCTGATTTTATACAAAAAAGAGTTCAATTATTTAAACCCTCAAGCGGAAAAATTACCAGGAAAAAGGTTAATGATAAATTAATTGAATTTGTAGAAAAAGCATTTACTAAAGATGGAAATTATAGAACTGATGTCGAACATTATGCTATTGCTGGGGATAATGATAGTAATTGTAGGTATTGCATTTTCAAGGGAAATCATACCTTATGTCCGCCAGAAAATCGCTGTTATTTTTAAATCAATCAAACATGGGAAAAGATGTAACTACTAAATGTACGAGAACTCAAATGCCTTGCGGATTTTTAGGAATGTACTGCGACCAATGCCCACAACATCCTAGAAATACAAATACATATGATGCTGGATGGCAGGTATGTCCTAGATGTCAAGGGTTAGGTAAAGTAGAAGACTATTTATTGGGGACCATGGACGAATGCCCAGTATGTAATGGAAAGATGATAATCAATATTAGAACAGGATCTCCGCCACATGATTAAAGTTGGAATTATAGGAACCAATACCTATGAAAATAAATTAAAAATTAAAGAAATTCTGTATAAACTAAAACAGAAACATGGAGAAAACATAGAAATTGTAAGTAGAGGCAATAATAAAGGCGCTGAAAAGTATGTTAAAAAGTATGCTTTAGATCTAGGGTTACAATATAAAGAATTTAATCCATCTCACACCAACAGAAATTTATATTCGGCTATGAATGAATCATTTTATAATAAACCGTATCAACCATTCAATTTTATTTTAAGGGATAAAATATTTTCTAATTATGTCGATGTATGTTTTTGTTTGTCTGATGAAAACAATCCTACTACATTAAAAACTTGTTTAGAACATTTAGAAAAAAATAAAAAGAAATATGTTATAGTAGGTTAAAATAATATGTTTTAGCCGTAATACTATATTTATTAATAAATAAATTAAGGTTATGTCAATAGAAAAACTTGAAGGGTATTTACCCAAAGATAAACGAAAAACTATTTTATTATTGAGCGATGATTTCCGATTGCCTTCCGGAATTGGCACTCAATCTAAAGAGATTATTTTTAACACGTGTCATCATTATAATTGGTTACAAATAGGAGCTGCCGTTAAACATCCGGAAAATGGTAAAATGTTAGACCTCAGTAAAGATATCTCCCAAATAACTGGAATTGAGGACGCGTCGGTACGCGTTATTCCCTTTGAGGGTTATGGGAATCAGATGGTAATACGAGATATTATGAAGTATGAAAAAATTGATGCTATCATGATTTTTACGGATCCTAGATTCTTTATGTGGTTCTTCGAAATGGAAGATGAAATTAGAAATAAAATTCCAATCATTTATTATAATATTTGGGATGATCTACCATATCCAAATTGGAATAGAAGTTATTATGCTTCTTGTGATTTATTAATGGGTATTTCTAAACAAACCGTTAATATCAATAGAGAAGTATTAGGTACCGTTGATGGTGAACCTAATTATATTGAATTAGATTATAGAAATAATTACACTAAAAAATAAGTTATGAAATTCGTTAATAAACCTATAGTGGCATATGTACCGCATGGTATCGATCACAAATTGTTCTTTCCAATAGAACAAGATCACCCCGAATATAATTCAGTACTTCAAATAAGAAAACAGATTTTTAAGGATAAAGATGAATCTATAAAATTTGTAATGTTCTATAATAGTAGAAACATTAGACGTAAAATGGTTTCCGATATCATCATTGCATATCGAACATTCTGTGATACTTATTTTAAAGGTAGAGAATTGGATTGTGCCTTATTGTTACATACCCAACCTATAGATGAGAACGGTACTAACCTTTTAGAAGTGATTGATTACCTATGCCCTAATAGAAATATATTTTTTACGGGCGGACTGGTAGATTTTCAAACATTAAATAAATTTTATAACATAGCAGATGTAACTATTTCAATTGGTAGTAATGAGGGTTGGGGTCTATCTTCCACAGAATCTATTATGGCAGGTACTCCGGTCATCAATAATGTAACTGGAGGATTGCAAGATCAATTACGATTTGAGGATGAAAACGGAAATTGGATTGATTTTTCAGCTGACTTCCCCAGCAATCATACGGGTAAATATAAGAAGCATGGTATATGGGGAATACCGGTTTATCCAAGTAATAGGAGTATTCAAGGATCTATTCCCACCCCATATATTTTTGATGATAGGGTAGAATTTGAAGATTTAACAGTTGCTATGAAAAAATGGTATGATACGCTGCCCGATTTTAGAGAAACTGCTGGATTGATCGGCCGGGAATGGTTAATGGGAGATGAGAGTAGAATGTCGGGCCGAAAGATGGGAGATGGAATGATTAAATGTATTGATTATATGTTTGAAAATTGGACTCCTAGAAAAAGGTTTGAATTAATAGATTCGAAAAATTACAAATATAAGCCAGAACATACTGGAATTTTAATCGACGAAAAGCGACTTGCATATGGAAAATAATAACAGAGTTTTAATTAGTATGGTTTGTCCTATAAATACTCGAAGTGGGTATGGGGAACGTTCACGCGATGTTGCACGCGCAATTTTGAAACACTCAGATAAATATGAGTTAAAGATTTGGCCTATTAATTGGGGCATGACCCCGTATACCGGTTTAGATCAAAACGATCCGAGTGATAAACAAATTATAGATTGTATATTGACACACCCATCTTTAGATCGAAAACCGGATATTCACATTCATATATCAGTACCTAATGAATTTCAACCTATAGGAAAATTTAATATAGGAATGACTGCTGGAATTGAGACTAGCCACGTAGATCCATCTTGGATAGATGGTGCTAATAGAATGGATTTGATATTAGTATCCTCGGAACATGCCAAAAAAGGATTTATTGATAGTGAATATAGAAACAATCAAACCGGGCAATCATTGAAATTAGAAAAACCTATTGATGTTTTATTTGAAGGATTGGATATTAATGTATTCTTTAAAACAGACGATATTTTAGATACTGTCAATTCCGAATTGAATCAAATATCGGAAGACTTTGCTTTCTTATTTACCGGTCATTGGCTAAAAGGTGATTTGGGACAAGACAGAAAAGATGTGGGTATGTTAATTAAAACTTTCTTTGAGGCATTTAAAAACAAAAAGAAAAAGCCGGCTTTGATTTTAAAGACTTGCGGCGGCGGAACGTCTATTACAGATAGAAAAACTATATTAGATAAAATAGATCAGATTAGAAATACTTGCGTTGATAAAGATTTGCCTAATGTATATTTGTTACACGGAGATTTAACCCGTGAAGAAATGAATTCATTGTATAATCATCCTAAAGTTAAAGCGCACGTGTCATTTACCAAGGGTGAAGGATTCGGAAGGCCTCTACTGGAATCATCAGTCTCAAGCAAACCTATTATAGTTTCTAAGCATTCCGGTCATTTAGATTTTTTAGAGCACGTGGTTTGGATTCCAGGCAAATTAACTCCCATTCATCCTTCAGCACAATGGCAGGGAGTTCTTAATGAAGGAACTTCTTGGTTTACTTGTGATTATGGAGTAGCGGGTGGATTAATGCGAGATGTTTTTGAAAATTATAAAAATTACACTGAATTAGGTAAGCGTCAGGCATACAAGTCTAGGACTGAATTTACTTTAGATAAAATGGAAGAAAAATTGCTAGCTCACCTAGATGCGGCTATTGAGAAGCTACCGAAAAAGGTGGAATTAAAATTACCTAAACTTAAAAAAATAGAGTCACCTAAATTAGAAAAACAAGAAGAGGGAGTTTCAAATGGAAAATAAAATTACATGTCCGCATTGTTTAGTGTGCGAGTGCTATAAGGAATCGGAAGGTGGTATAGATTCATATTTGTGTTTATCATGCGGTTATACGACTAATTCATTATTCGTAAATAAATCAATTGAATTACGTAAATGGGAAATAAATACTCCAGTTCTAATTAGAAACTCAAAATTTGTAGATCCGGATACCAATTTAGTGTGGTATCCATCTGTATTAAATTTTCCTTCTAAAGGAATGATATTCCCGGATGGTACCAATGAAGCTGATTGGAGATGGAGAGTTGCTCCTGTGGCGGAAATACCGGAAGAAGAACGAGTTAAATATCCAATACCAGGCAAGCCGGGTGAATTTTATAAAACTAGAATTGATATGAATGCTAGTTCTTTTTATGATAGAAACCAATTTAAATCTGCATGCGAAGATTTAGGTATATTAGAAAAACAATCATAACATGAAATTGGATAAGTTTAACAAACTAAAACAAAAATTCGAAGTAAGTAGTTTTGAAAATAATTTCTTAACTTTAGACAAAGTATTATATTACTTTTCTTTTTTAGGTAATATACTATCAGTAATATTTTCCTATTTCTTCGTTAAGAATGCTACAGATTCTATACCACAGTTTTTTCCAGGACAAATTACTGTTATAGCATTATTCATTATAATCTTTATGTCTGGGTATGAATTGTTAAAACGATTTGCTTTTGAACAATTGGTTACATATGTAGTTAAACTTAGAAAATTAACTTTAAATTTAGTATTAGGTGGTGTATTAGTTGCTCTATTAGTCGGTGGTTCTTTTTATTTAAGTTTAAATGGGTCTCATCGACTAATAGATCAAACGGAAACCATAGTAATGGCAACCGATTCTACACTAAAAATAGAACGTGATTCAATATTTAAATCATATCAAACTAAAATAGATTTATATCAAAACCAATTAACCAGTTTATACGATAACTCTAATAGAGGGCGCTTAAGAAGCAAAGATAAAGCCGATATTAAAGAATACGAAGCCAGGGTATCAGCATTAGAGAAGGATCGGGATATTAAGCTACAAGCTCTAGAAACTAAATTATCCAATAAAGATAGGGTAAAACAAGATCTAAATGATTCTAATACTTTAGCACTATTACTCTTGGTAGGTTTTATGGAATTTATTATATTATTGGGAGTTGGGTTTAATGCTTTCTACATTGCACGTTCATTTGATGATATGAAAGAGTTAATGAATTCTCCTAAATATAAACAAATGCAGATTAATTTACAGATGCTTCATTTGTTATACCAGAACGGAAATAAAAAAGATGGTGATTCTGTTATTGCTATTACTAAATTTAAATCGTTGGTGAATAACCAAAAATTAGATGTTAGACAAAAAGATATCCAAGACTTTTTAAATTACTGTTCTGAATTAGAAATCGTTAAAACCGGTAACAATAGAAAAAAATATTATGCTATGTCTTATGACAAAGCTAAAGAGTTAATTGAAAAAAGTATTAAATAGTTATATGCGAATTAGTTTTGGAATCTTAACTCACAACGAAGGAGAATATATTGAACAGCTATTACAACAATTAATTAGAATCAAAAAAGAAGATGATGAAATTGTAATAGTGGATGATTATTCTTCTGATCAATTAACTAAAGCTATTTTAGAAGAACATCAAGCTGAAGGCAATATTAAATTGTATAAACGTGAGCTAAATAAAGATTTCGCTTCGCAAAAGAACTTCTTAAATAGTAAATGTTCGGGAGATTGGATCGTTAATATTGATGCAGATGAATTGCTTTCTCCAGATTTAGAATCCTCATTACATGATTTAATTGAACTCAACCTCGTTTCGGATGCTATATGGGTTCCTAGAATAAATATAGTACAAGGCTTGACTGCTGAACATATAGCAAAGTGGAATTGGAAAGTAGACGTCGACGGTCATATTAATTTTCCTGATTGGCAGTTACGAATATATAAAAATTCTCCGGAGATATATTGGGTTGGCCGGGTTCATGAAGTTTTAAATGGATATAAGCATTATTCGTTTTTACCTCCGGAAAAGAATTTTTGTTTGATCCATGAAAAAATGATCAATAGGCAAGAAGATCAGAATAATTTTTACAGTAATATTTAATATGAAAATAGCTATTATAGGCGGGGGTTGGTTAGGATGTCATATTGCATCTAAATTAAAACACGAGCACGATATACATTTATTTGAAACATCGGATATATTCGCCGGGTCTTCTTTTTATAATCAAAATAGATTACATCGTGGATTTCATTATAGCCGTAATTACAAAACACGAAATTTATGTTCTGAAACATTCAATAGATTTAGTTCGGATTATCCCGAATTGATAGAAAACATAAAAGATAATTTTTATTGTGTTCCAATTGATGAATCATTATTGGATTACAATACTTATAAAAGTATATTTGTACATGATAATATTCCATTTCTAGAAGGAACAGTTCCGTGGTTAAAAGGAATTGAAGGTTCGATTATAGTAGATGAAAAATATATCAATCCATATAAATCTAAAGAATTTTTCAAACGTAGATTGCGGGATATAACTACTATAGTTGATATTCGAGAATCAGACATTGAGTTACTTCAAAAAGAATATGATTTAGTTTTAAATACGACGAATAACTTTTTACATAAAATTGATGATTGTCTCTTTGAATTAAGTTTAACTTTAGTATATAAAAAAGTGACTGAAGATTCTTTCGGATCGATAACTATGGTAGATGGAAATTTGTGGTCTATATATCCATATCTAGATAATATTTATACAATTACTGATGTTTTATATACTCCATTTTTTACTTCCTTTAATTTAAACGATGTTTTATCATTAAAAAATAATATAACATATGATAAAGATATAGCTCCTATTATATCTAAAATTGAAAATAGGATTTTAAAATACTTTATTGATTTCAATCGATATTTTGTTTATGATTCGTATTATACGTCAATAAAAGTTAAAAGCAACTCATGCAGTGCTAATCGCTTTCCTATAATTAAACGTGAAGATAATTTAATAAGTTGTATAACGGGTAAAATACAAGGGATATATATACTAGAGGATTATATTAAAAATGAAATTGTTAGTAGGTAATACTGGTTTAATAGGGACGACCTTAAAAAATTCATTTAAATTTGATTATGAATTTAATAGTAAAAATTTAGATGACATAGAGTTTATTGATTTTAGAAATAATACGCCGGATTTGCATTTATGTTGTCTACCAGCAACTAAGTGGAAAGTAGATAAAGATCCGCAATCTGATTTAGCTAATATGTTACGTATTGTGGATCGATTGTCTACTGGCCAGTATAATAACGTCGTGTTGTATTCTACCATAGATATATATCATGATATGGAAGGTCATATAGATGAAAATACTATACCCAAAATATCTAAATTGAATTATGGTAGTATACGATATATGTTTGAAGTATTAATAACATCTAATATTAAATTTAATAAGTTAATAATTATTAGATTGCCTGCTTTATTTGGAGTTCATATAAAAAAAAATATAATATATGATTTGCTCAACAATAATGAGCTCAACAAAATTAAACTTAAATCTAGTTATCAATGGTATAATTTAGAAAAATTAGCGATGCACGTTTCTGAGTACTTAAACAGCACTCATAACGGAGTACATAGGGTAAATTTATTTACGGAGCCCATAGAAACTTCTAAATTATTAGAATTATTCGATGTCAACCGAGATAAAGTAGACTGTAAATCCCCCGGTTCTAGATACAATTGTAAAACCAAAAACACTGATACTGGTTATATAGAATTGGCTGATTCTGTTTGTGAATCAATTAGAACTTTTATTTCTACATATAAAATATTTCAAATGAATCCAAAAGTAGCTGTTTGTATTTTCGGTGAGCAACGGGATTTATTGAATCGAATTTCAGATTGGAAAAAATTACGGGAAAAGTTCAATCTTAATATTGATTTCTATATAGCACTATATTACAATGATACGATTCAAGATACAATTCGTATTTTAAAAACTCATTTAAATATTAAGGACTATGAAATTTTATATAATGATTTAGATAGATTCAATGCAGTTAAATTTCAAGCTAAAACTCCTATTTATTTATATGGAAATGATCCTAAAGCAATTATATCTAGATTACTGTCCCAGTTGTACATTAGGCAGAAGAGTGTTTCTATGATTGAGGGTGAGTATGATTTAGTCATGCTATGTAGATCCGACGTATCAAAATTTAGTTTTGATGTCAAAGATGTGTTAGATGTATTGAATAATGAAAAATTGTTAATTGTTAGTAATGAAGACTACCACATACACCCCGGAGGGGGCGGCGGGTGTCTGGAATGTACATACGAATCTAGGTGCGATAAAAAATATCATTCAAATGATATATGTGATTTTTGGTGTATGGGATCTGCTTCAAGTATGAATGCGTGGAAAACCATTTATGATAATGCAATATTTTATTATACTGAAATACAATCGACATCTAAACCTATAAACGAAATTGATGGATTAACGGTTTTAGAAAATTTAAATGAAAATGAAATTTCTATAACGTTTCCGATTGAATCATTGAAATTAATCGAAAATGATATACATTGTTTATATCCTGAAAAATTAATTCGAATTGCATTTAAAGATCAAATAATCTTGAGTTCTAGAAAAGGATCTTATTATTGGATATGAAATTGGGAGTTAGTAGTTTAGTATCTGCAGATATTTCTGAAGATACATTTAAAATGTTTAAAGATACAAATATTAGATATCTTGAATTGGCCATTCCTCAATATTATAATTGGGATTCAAATTGGATTAGATTAAATTCGCTTATTGATTTATGTGAAAAATACCAAATCAAAATTAAATCAGCTCAATCAATATTATTTAATTCTAAAACGACATCTATTTGTGATGATTATTTCATACCGCATATAAAATACGTTTTACATGTGTGTTCTAAAATTGGAATTGATGTAATGGTATTTGGATCTCCCACTAGTAGAAATGATGTTTGTAAAGAAAAATTAAAGACTATTTTTGATTCTATAGAAATTGCATTACAGCCTACAGATCAATTTCTATTGATAGAACCAAATTGTAGAAAATATGGGGGGAGTTTCTTTTTTACTATGTCCGAGATAATTTCCTTTTTAATCGAAAACGGGTATACTAAAATTATGACCATGATTGATACTCACAATATTATCTCAGAAGGTGACGATATATTGGAAGTTTATCAAAAATATCTTAAATATATAAAACATATACATGTTTCAGAAAATGATTTGGGTGCGTTTATTCCTTCACAAACTCACCTCGAATTTGCTGATTTGTTAAAAGCAACCGATTATGATGGTTTAATCATATACGAAGTTAAAAACTCGAAGAATCTAATTAATGAATTAACCCAATTCAGTAAAATATATTCAAAATGAAAAAAGATATAATAGTTATAGTACCTTCCAGATCTAACGGCTCCGGCCGAGAAAAAAATGTCGAAAGGTTTATACAGCATTGGATGTTATTTACGGAAGGACATTCCGATATATGCATATCATTGGATGAAGATGATGAACATTATTATGATAGATATGAAGGAGTTATATATACTGTTAATCCTAATGAGCGTCTCGGTCCTAAAATGAATACTGCTGCTTCGAGATTCAAAGACCAATATAAATGTATCGCCTTTTTTGGTGATGATCATGTAATAAAGACCAAATGGGAAACGGAAATTCTAGAGTATTTTGAAGATAACGGGGGTGTGGGAATCGCCTATGGGAATGATTTATTGCAAGGTGAACGATTGCCGACTGCAGTGTGTATGACGAGTAATATAATAAATGCTTTAGGATATATGATACCTAAAACTTTATTACATATGTATGCCGATAATTTTTGGTTTGATATAGGTAGGGCCACTAATAGTATAAAATATTTTCCCGATATTATTTGGGAACATATGCACCCGGATATAGGTAAAGCTGTCAGGGACGCACAATATAAATATGCTGCGGATGTAGTAAGTCATGATTTAAATGCATATTCTCTTTATATGAATGATGGATCTTTTATAAATGATGTAAATAAAATAAATAAAATAAAACGATGAGACACCAATTATTTGAAAATGGAAAACCTCACAGTCATGATGCTGACTTTTATAGAGAAATTCCTACTGCAGACCACATTAATCAAGTCGAAGGCGGTCATAGATTTAGATTATTAAAAACGGTTGAACATTTACTAAGCGTAGTAAATCCGGATGATACGATTTGCGATTTCGGATGTGGGAATGGTGGGTTAATTCGTGAAATCGAAAAAGTAATCCCAAATAAAATATGGGGATATGATCTAATGCCTAATAATGTAGCGGATGCTATTACTAAAGGGAGTACTAATATTCAATTGTGTGATTTTATAGTCGATGAAAATAAGAAGGTAGTATATCCGGATATTGCTATCTGTACAGAGGTTCTTGAACATTTAGTCGACCCCGACGCTTTTTTAATCAGATTAAAAGATAATGGGGTAAAAATAATTTTAGCATCATCACCAAATTATGAGACTCCTACATATCACGCTCCCGGGCATTTGTGGGTGTTTAATGGTGATACATATAGAGATATGTTTGCGGCCGCGGGGTGGGATATTAAACTTTTTTGGAAAGATTTTTTTCAATACATAATTGCTTCTAGATAATATGAAAATATTTTTGGGATGTTTGAATGCTAATGGATTGGGTGGTAGTGAAATGTATCACTATGAGTTGGCACGGGAACTTTATAATGAAAATCATGATGTGACGCTTTTTACATTGCGTGATATAAATCATCGAGATGAAGTGAGAAAAAAACTTACCTCATTAGGTATTAGGCAAATTGATTTAAATACAATAGATTTATCGGAAAAATTTGATATTATTGTGGCGAGTCAACCGGAAGTGAATTTATATGTTCTAAATAATTTTAAGGATATACCAATTGTAAGTATAATTCATTCAGAAATTAGATCCGAAAATCCTATAGTCGATTCTAGAATATCTCATTATATAGGAATACGTCCTTCGATAGTAGATATGTTAGTTAATGAATATAAAATAGATTACAATAAAGTCTCTTTAATATATAATCCTATAGATCGCTCTAGATTTAATTCAATTGGAGCCTTTAAATTTACTAGAATTACTGGTATTTTTATAGGCGAAGTTTTAGATCCGATTAGATTTCAAGCAATAAGTCATTTGGTGAGCCAATGTATTGAAAATGATTGGGATTTATATATTATGAGTGAGAGTCGTTTTGATTTCAATCATCCGAACATTAAATACCTAGATAGAAGATGGTCGACTGAAACTGCTGTGAAAAATATGAATTTTACGGCTGGAATTCTTTTAGGTAGAACCACATTAGAAGGTTGGTGCTGTGATGTTCCCGGTTATATGTATTTAATAGATGTGTGCGGAAATATATTAGATATACAAACGGAACCACCGGAAAATATAACACAACTGTGTGATAGTAAATATGTAGCGGGTGAACATATAAAATTGTATAATAGTATTATAATATAAAGTATGAATGTATCATTATTAGTAGGATTAAAAAATAATTTAGAGTATACTAAATATTTTTATCGAACTACCAGAAAGTTATATCCTAATATAGAAATATGTTTTGTTAGCTACGGTTCCACCGACGGTACACATGGATGGTTAGAATCATTACGAGATGTTAATGTTAAATGGTATTATTCAAATGAAAATAAAACTTTTTCAGATACATTTAATAAAGCGGCATTATTAGCTACTAATGAATATATAGCATATTTGCATAATGATATTGTTTTAGCCCCCAATTTTATTGAAAATATTATAAAACACGTTAATACCAACCGTGTAGTATCATATACTACTATCGAACCGCCTATTTTTTCTAATCATGAAAGACCGGGAAAGATTATAAGAGATTTCGGTATTGATATTAATTCATTCTCTATTACTAATATGTATAAGTGCGCAGAGGATATAACAAAAACCTATGCAGATAAAACGGAACCGGGTATTACATTTTTTATGTGTATGCATAGGAAAACTTTTATTGATAAAATAGGCGGGATGGACAATTTATTTAATCCGATGTTTTGTGAAGACGATGATCTAATATTGAGATTTAAATTATTAGGATTTGAATTAATTACTTCCTTAGATTCTATATGTTATCATTTTGTAAGTAAAACTTCTAGATTTTCTGATGAATATCGAAACTCCACCGATAAAATTGAATTCAACTCAAATAAAAACTTTATTCGTAAGTGGGGATTTAGAAATTCTAAACACAATAAAAAATATAACATAGCTTTTGTAGTTAAAAATTCTAATGTACAAATATTAGAAGTACTAGAACCATGGTGTGATAGAATTTATCTTGATGATGAAATGCAAGTAATAACTTCTCATTATATAGAAAATGAACAGCCTAATACTAAATTTGATCTGTCTAAACGAATTTTAATTGCAACATTAAACGATCCTAAAAGTGAAAATGATATTGTATTAGAATTTGATGCTAGAAAATTTAATCAAAACTCTTTTGATATCATTAAAGATTTATCGGATATCATAACTGAATCTGGAGAAGTGGGTCAATTTGAATTAGATATATTTAAAGTTTATATACAACATTTAGAATCGTATGAAAAAGATTTGATTTATGTTAAAGTTTAATACTGTTCGTATTACACACCGACCATGGATGGATATTCCATTAGAGTATCCACAATTATTATTGGAAGCTGATACTAATGGATTTGATTACACCGGATTTAATTTAGTTCCATTAGAAATAGAATATTACAAGAGGAATGAAATAGAATTGATATCATCCAAAGATACATACACAGGATTAAATATCAATAATCATTGGCCATTAAAGCAGCCTTGGTTAGTAGTAGAAACCAAAAATCCAAATTTATTTGTGAATAATTCATACATGTATACTAGATATGGATATACCGGTAGAGCTAGATATGAGATAGAAAAATACTTAAAGTGGAACTCACAATTAGCTAGATTGCTTCAAGTAAAACCTAAATGGGCCTTATCCATGGAAATAGAATGGATAGATGAAAGAGGATGTTTTAATTTGCTAAATTTTTATAAAGAATATCAGAACACTGATTATATGAAATATGATATTCAATTAATAAAAGATATGTTGGCTCCTTTTAATTGGGAACGTGATTGCAAAATGTTAGCTGATTTACACACGGAGTGGAAAAACTTAAATTTTTCAGATCAAGATACTTATAAAAGAAGTTATTTTGGTTTGACTGATGTATAAAATTAAATGCAAAAAGGTAAGTAAGACGGAATATTTGATAGAAGTCTGGCATGGGGACCGGGTTATGGAGACTAAATTAGCATCCAATATAAATGAAAAATCAAAAATAGTTTTTGATTTATCCGATTTTTATCAATCCGTCGATATAGAACACATAGATATGACAATAAAACAAGTTACTAAAGATCCTGATATAGATATACCGGTAATTCCGTATACAGATATGTTTCAGTTGGAGGATTATTTCGATTCCAATAATGATTATATTTTTTATAGAATCGTAGAAGCAGTAGAAGACGGAATTAAAAATAAGAAAAAGAAAATTAAGTTATTTCAAATAAATAACAGCGGTGTATATGTAGACTCTTTAAAAAGAGATTGGCCGGTTGGAATTAAAATGGCACATGAGTATTTCTTACAAGAAGAAAAGTATGATATGTGTGCTATTTGTAAAGAGTTACTTAAAAAAATGAAGGTTAAATCATGAGTTATCCAGTAAGCGGAAGCATGGATGAAAAGATAAAGGCGTTATACAAATATAATCGCCAAGTACTTTTCAAGAGAAGAAGATTGACCAAAGCTGATATTGAGTTGGCTATGCGAAATACTAGATCCAACCGTGCCGCTTCTAGGTATTTGGGTGTAGCATATGACACTTATAAATTCCACGCTAAAAAATATACAGATGAACATGGTGTAAGTTTATTTGAAAAGCACAAAAACCAAGCGGGTAAAGGTATTAAAAAACTTGGAATACCGCGGATGAAACGAATTCCATTACAAGATATTTTAGACAATAAATATCCCAACTACCATCCGGTTAAATTAAGAAATAGATTAATCAATGAAGGACTTTTACCGGAAAAGTGTGCAAATTGTGGTCATCAACAAAGAAGGGTATATGACAACAAAATACCACTCATTTTAAACTTCCTAGATAATAATATACATAATTATAATTTTGATAACCTTGAGTTACTTTGCTATAATTGTTATTATCACTTAGTTGGAAACCCATTAAACCCATACAAAATATATTCATTCCCTAGAATGATACAAGTAGATAGATTAAGCCCCGATGAAAAAGATATATTAGGTGATTAATTTGTAAATATCATCTATAATTGTTATATTTAGAAAATATTAAATAAAATTAAAATGCGTTATGCTCTCTGGTCCCTTGTAATAATTTGGTCTGTTATGATCATCTTAACCGTTAAAAGTTACATTAAATTTAGAATTAATCTTAATTCGAACCGTGAAAATTCTGACTCTTCATCGAATACAACTGAATAACATATATCCTGGATTTGGTGATGCTTTGATAGAATGGCTACCTATATACAAGGGTTCTAGCATTGTATTACATCAGCAGAGTACTAGTGATTTATTTAATTCCCCCATGCCGGTCCATTTCAAACAATTATTAGAAATCTTAATACATCATTTGAATCATGGAGGATACCATTGTTGTCAAGTTATAAAATAATTTGGTTTTTACATTGAAATAATATATATTTAAAGAAATAATTAACTAAAAAAATATATGATGAAAACATTACTTGCATTTTGCTTAATCGGAGCTGCATTTGCTTCGTGTGGTACTATTGAAACTATGACAGCTGAATCTAATGATACTACGGTGGTGGTAACGGCGGCAGCTCCTATGGATACATTAATACCCGATCCCGATTCTGTTATAGTTACTATACCGGATTCAATTCAATGAAATATCTAGTTTAAATTTGGGTTTAGACGTGAATTGGGGGGACATTAGTCCCCCCTTTCATTATTAATAAGATGTATGATACAAAAATTAGGATATGCATGTCATAATATGACTCTGCAAACGCAGAAACCTAAAATTACCACAAGTAGAACGATACGTAGAGATGGCTTTAATAAACGCGGTATAACGGCCTGCTCGGAGATCGCCTATCAAAATATAAAGGATCTTTTTAAGATCATTGTGTGGAATAAAAACAATGATATAGAGTTCTATAGAATGTCTTCCGATATAGTGCCATGGGCATCTGAGTTTAAAATGGAAGACTTACCTCACTTCACTGAGATTGAGGATTGGTTAGGTAGAATAGGTAAATATGCTAATGAGAATGGTCAGCGACTTACATATCATCCGGGTCCGTTTAATGTTTTATCATCGCCCAACCCTGAGGTAGTTAGAAAGACTATTATAGATCTTGAGCATCATTCCAAAATGATGGATTTAATGGGGTTATCTGCTACACCATACAATAAGATTAATATTCATATTGGAGGTGTGTATGGCAATAGAAATGAATCGGCCAAGAGATTCTGTGAAAATTTTAAATTATTATCGATTAATTGTCAATCCAGATTAACCATTGAAAATGACGATTCACCTAATAAATTCTCGGTTAGAGATTTATATGATTTAATTCATAGTGAAATAGGAATACCGATTGTTTTTGACTATCACCACTACCAATTTAATACCGGTGATATGAGTGAGGAAGAAGCCTTGAAATTAGCTATAAGTACTTGGCCTGCGGGGATAACACCGATAGTACATTACTCTGAATCAAAGTCTTTACATGAAAACAATTCTAAGATCAGACCGCAGGCTCATTCATATATGATAAATGGATTGCCTAATGTTTATGGACATCCGGTAGATGTTATGGTAGAAGCCAAAGCTAAAGAATTGGCTATTCTTAATCTCATTCCTGCTTCTTACGTTTAAACTTCTCCCTAAAATATTTATCAATTTCTCTTCTATTTATAATATAGAGAAAAAATGTAGATATTAATGGGGCTAGTTTACCTATAATATTTAAACAGACATCTAACCAAGATAGATAATTTTGATCGATAGATATACCGTTCGTGGCCAATCCTAATATTATAGAACACACCCAAAGGGAAAATCCGTACATTTGCAATATCGGGTTATTGGTCTCTGGTGGTAAATCTTGGGGCAAATTATTCATAAAGTAGCGTCGTGTTTATCATTTATAAATAAGTAAAAAATAAGTTTTATGGATATTTGTAGGCAGTTTGCATTTCTAAATATGAGAAATATGAAGTACCTGCTAAATCTAAATACGATCTAGTGGCCGGTGTAGCATTAGAGGCATATGAAGCTGACCAATCACTTTCAGCTTGATCTAGTCCACCTGACATATTCGGATAAAAACTAGCACTATATGTAGGTAAATACACGCCATTATATATAGATTCAGCCGACCAAATAGGTGTAAAGCTTTGACTCGGTTTACCTACGGAAACGCAGGCATTAGCTAATAGATTTAGCTGGGAATTAATGGCACGTGGAGCGTCTATTGTGGTAACATAATTCGTAGCTTCATATAAATCGATATATTGAACTATTAATTCCGCCTCTACGCTAGCCCAACGTCTTCCCGGTGGAGTGTAATTCTGTACATATGCAGATACTGTCCAATTAGTGCCGTTAGCACTATTTGATGCGGATACCGTTTTATGTAACCATTTAGCTAACGCTAACCAATGTAATGTAGTGGTACAGCTCTTATCTTCAACTGCTATTTTAGATTGATCATAATTGACGTCATCACTCGTTCTATAAGGACTTCTGTCACCACTAACCACTACTCCGTTATATTTAACTTCAGTATAAAAAGGGGCATATAGTTTTCCTGGATTATAGCTACTAGATACAGCTACCAATCCACCGGAAGTAAAAATATTTCTATTATCCGTTATAGGTGCTTCTGCAGTTTTTAGTGTGGTAGCTGCCGGTGCAGTTAAACTTACATATGAATTTCCAGCAGTATAACTAACTCGTACTCCATTGTATAATGTAGTACTACCATTTTGTGATACTATTTGATTATATAATTGTTGTGCTAAAGTCGATTCATTGGTAGTGGCAGAAGTTACCGTATAATCTATTCCGTTTATTCTAATAGTATAACTAGCGCCATTAACGGCATTCGTTACCCAGAATCTATTATTTAATCTATAATCACCAAACCAAAACTCATTTTCAATATTAAAATCATCAAATCGCTCCAACGGGTCTACTCTAGATAAATTATATGCAATAGAATGGGATGCCTGATATCTACTAAAAACCACACAACTCACTTTATTTATATCATAATTTTGTTTAGCCTTTTTAATAAAGGCTGCTAATGGTGTAGATCCTACACTTAACGATGGCACTGCCCCATATAATTGTAATACATTAGCACCTATAGTTTTAGCATAATTCAATCTAATATTTTCTTGTGATGAATTCCCTAAATATGTACTAATGTCATTTAAATATAATATTCTAAATTTTTCTATTGCAGGACCTACCGGAACATTAGTTGTAGTGAATGAATATGTGGTACATCCTCCGGAACTTCCTACGGAATTTTTAGCTATTATAGCTACATAATATGTGGTATTAGAAGTTAAGCCGGATACAGTGTAATTAGTAGAACTTACATTAATGGGAGAAGCTGACGCGCTAGGATTGGGTGTCGTATCGATATAAATGTCATAAGAACTAGGAGTTCCCCCCGTCAGTGCTGAAGTCCAAGATAAATATGCGGTCGCGTTCCCCGGACTTATAGATAAGCTAGAAATACAATCCGGGATATTTAGAGCAGCTTGTGCATATGGATATTTGTAATATGCAAATCCTTTAATATCTAAATACGTACGTTGAAATTTGGTAGTTCTGTCTACCACAGTTTTTAGTACTTTAGATTCAAATGCATCAAAGGTTCCTAGGGATGCTAATGAATACCCGGAATAATCTTCAGATGATCCATATTCTGCTTGGCCTACATGATAGTAAAAATGTATAGGTAGTTTAAAATTAGATGCCACAGCACCCGCATCTCTAAGTTGCCTAACTGCGTCTGCTAATATATCTAACCTACGAAGTGTATTGGTAACAGTTTTATCGTTAGCCGTAGTGTATTTGGGTACGCCTACGTTAAAAACATCTAATAAAACACCTGCAAGTGAAGACGTATTAGTAGCCTTAATTATCTCTTTAGCTGATTCTATTTCAGTATATCCGTCTATTCTTATATCTTGCGATTGTGTGGTTTGAAATTGTCCAATCCAAAATGAAGATGATATTCCAGTTATACTATTGTAATCAGGCAGCCAACTTGAGAACCTAGTTTCACTATCCCAGAATTGGTTATACATAATAAATACCTTTGCTTTATTTGCAAAGGAAGAATTATATGTAACTACATCAGCTGCGTCGCTAGAATTCCCTCCGACTGCACCTACTAAAGAAACACTAATGGTACCTATCAAACTATTAATGTCAGATCCATTAGTATTAAAATTGCCTTGTGCTAAATATGCGCCGGTGAATCCATTATCAGATAAATATGTAGCTAATACGCTAGCAGAAGCCGGCGTATCAGCTATATTATCAGTATTTCCGACGAATAATATTCTATCGTAATTACTCAAAGCCATGAATTATCTAGGCACTGCGGCGTAACAATATCTCTTAGTAAACCAGACAAACCCCTTAAAATTAATCCACTGTTTTTGGAATGTAGTCATTCGAGTAACAATGTTATCGTATGCTCGCTGTTCTATATATAAGAATGGATTCGGAGCGCCCGTAGAATATGCTTGTGCTAATGCAGGCCCAGTAAATGTATAATCCGCGCCCCAAGCAGTATTTTCAGCTGATAAAATAAAATATAAATCTATTTTTTTATTAGCTCGTCTAGCTCCTTTAGCTATTAAATCCAATCTACCTGCAGTAGCACCGGAACTTTGTGCATTTGCATAACTATAAGTGGGTATTCCTAATTGGTAACAATGTAATAGAATTCTATCTGAGTATCTCACTTGATCATATGCAGCTACACTATCAACCGTAGTACCTAGATTCTTATACCATCCTTCATAAAAATCATTAGTCGGTATGGTACCGAAAGATATTTGTTGATTAGTAGTATTCCATGTCGCCCATGATGTGGCACCGTTCCACCACTCCAATTCTAAATTAGCTACGTTAATTCTTCTAGATGGATCTGATTGTGAACTATTGAATCTAGAAACATTGCCGGATGTTTGGAATGTAGATGATCCACCACTCGCCACTGCTCTAGAAGTAACTCCTTTATCTGACAAAGTTTTTAGAAAATCTCCGAATCTAGTATAATTTGATGATGATGATATTATACCAGAAGTGCTATACAAATATACACCGGTAAATCCGTATTTTTGTAAAAAATTAGCAAAGGCCTGTCTTCCATTGGTATTAGAATAAAATGTATCAGTTTTATCTACATACATCATTCTAGTCCATGTAGGATACACCGCAGTCGGTTGTGTAGTTCTAAGGTACGAATCGTCGGAATTCAATAGTAATTCTGGATCCGGGCCCGGATTCATGGGTTGGTCATCTTCTTGTATTGATGATATTTTTTCCTTAATATCATTCTGTACTACGTCGTCCCTTCTACTGCAGTTGAAGATGCTTAAAAAAGCAATCACCAAAAAGCTAGCAATAAGTGCGGTGCTTAAGTTGTGTTTGGTTTCTTTTTTCATAGCTATAATTTTTTAATGTGTGTTTATTTATTAATAAATATCTATTTGTAGAAATAAAATTATTTAACTATATTTATTCTAAGATGAAAACTAAACGTAACACCTTTAAAATGGATGAAATTTCTAATAAATCATACGAGTGGGTGAATTCCCCTAGCCATTATAATAAGTACCCGTTAGAAACCATAGATATCATGATAGCCATATGGGGTAAAGAAGCTGTAAAAACATATTGTGAAATAAATGCTTTTAAATATAGAATGAGAGCCGGTACTAAACCCGGGAACTCCGCCGAACAAGATTTAAATAAAGAAACTTGGTATTTAGAAATGGCCAAAAAACTAAGCTAATGTATCATTACCTAACTAAACCTGAAATATCAGAGCATTTTGGTAGGCATATAACCAAAAAGGAACTTGCGATACAAACTGAAGGAACTACCATAACCCTAAATGGCGATCAAATAGTTATAATAACAGATCCACAATATTCAAAATTAGATTTAAATTATACAGATGAAAACACCAAATCCTAAAAATCATTTTTTAATGAGCATGGTTAAATCCGGATTGCGAATATTAGCTGGATTTCACTTAATAAGTGGAAATGTCGAAATTGCCGGTTTTGTTTTGATATTAGCAGAAGTATTAGGCATTTTAGAAGAAATGGTTTAACCACTTATATTTATATAGTAGAATCCTACTTATCGTGCTAAAACTATCAAATAAATCTGAAAAGGAAAATATACCAACAGGACAGCGATTGGCTGACGCGGTTGCTGAAGTGGTGGGATCTTGGAAATTCATTATCTGGCAAACTATATTCGTAGGGTCTTGGGTGGGTGTGAATTTGATTTGGGCCTGCCACGATTGGGACCCATATCCATTCATTTTTTTAAATTTGATATTTTCTATACAAGCAGCGTATACCGGCCCTATAATTATGTTGTCACAGAATAGACAAGTTAGAGAAGATAGAAAGCGTGCCGAACAAGACTATCGAGTGAACATTGAATCTAAGAGGGAAATAGAAAATATTATAATCAAGCTCAATAATATGGAGTTAGAAAAATTGGATAGGATTATTAGTCTGTTGGAAGAATCAAAAAACGAAAAACGGGTTTGAATTATTAAATCTTTTTCCTTAATTTAGAAATAAAAATCATGGTTGTAGTTGTCATAGCACTTTCACTTCTATTAGCAGTAAACGGTTTATACACAATTTCCTGTATCATACATATTCGTAAGATACAATATGAATTAGAACAGAGATTGGAAGTTGAAACTCAACTCAACCAAGCAATTAGAGGCATAGTAAATAACCAACAGGAATTAGCAATGGTAGTTGGTGAATTGGTACGTCGTGCAGAAAAACCTAAACGGGTTAGTGAAATTAACATTGAACCGGTATTCAAATCACCTATGGGGGAGGCCTAACATCGGCCGGTTCGGGTAACTATTTGATTCTCAATATGTTATACAAATCTATATATAATTTGTAACTTATTGATTCTCAGTGCTATAACTGCTTGATTCTCAATGAGGAAGAATTTTCCGGGTATCTTGTATATTAATTAAAATGGACCTATCTTTAAGTATAATTGGGGTTAGGAATACTATACTCTATTATACTGAGAATCAATAAGTTACACTAAAACTCACTTTATATGTACAAAAGACGTTTCGTTAAAAGGACATTCCGTCCTTATGTAGCAGCACCTAAATATGCTACTCCAAGTTTAATTGGTTTGCCTAATGACTGCGTGAATTGGTTGCAGTCTTATTCCGGACAGGATGTTTTCGTTTCATCTCTTAAGGACCAATTCATTAAAAATGGCTCGCTTACTGAAAAGCAATGGCGAATGGCAGATAAGAATTATCGCAATACCTTGCCTAAAGTACAATTGCCTGCATTGAATTTGAATACACCATTGCCTATTGTAATTAATCGTACTGCTGCTTTCCGTGAAACCCGAGACAAATTGAAAATTCAGTATGGTATTTTTGCTTTGAAAGTTATGTCAATCAATAATGCTGGTATTGCACATAATGGAAACCGTTGGGCCGAATTAGAAGTTATAGCCGATGCAGACTCACCTGTAAATGCTTGCCGTATTTGTGGTAAGACGTTAACAGATCACGCATCGGTTCTTACTGGGGTTGGGTCTGTATGTGCTAAGAAGTATTTTTCTAGTTTATATGCAACCTATAAAAAAGACCCTGCTAAATTTATAGCACCATTCAAAGCTGAAGTAGCTAAGTTAGGTGTATTTAAGGTGAGGATATGGCAGAACCAGGTTAAAGAAAATGTATCCGGACTTGCTACTGCAATTGATATGTTTCTAAACCAAACTACTACGGTGCCTATTACTCCGACACCCACTGTTACTGCACCGCAACCTATACAACCTCCTGCTGCAACGATTCCGAAATTCCTGTATATTAATTGGAATGCTAAATCAGATCCATGGAAACTTACTGATAGCGGAGCCTACAGTTGGAAAGTCAGTACTGAATTATTTAATTACATAATAAACCAAGTATATATGGGAGCAAATCCCGTTTTAAAAATCTTCAACTTAACTACTGGTAATGAAGTTAAATTTGAATCTCCACTTATGGATCCAAATGGTACTCTGGTATCTGTAATTGGATACCTCAATACTGGTAAGTCTATTTGTCTCCATATTCACCACGATCCTAACAAAAAATAATATGAAACACATTTACGTCATCCAATACTATGAATACCCAATAGCTGTTGCTAATACAACAGAAGACATTGAACGGATATTAGATGAATATACAAGAGGTACTATAATTGAATTCATACCATGTACTGATAATGGATTTGATAACCTATACGGTACCTATTATTATTTGTCTGACGCAATGGATCAAGCAGTATTTAAAGTATATAAAGTTGAAATAAAATAAACCATGAAACTAATAAAAATTAACACTGACCACTATGTAGTGGTGGATGATTCAGAGATTCAAGAAGGTGATTGGTATATCGATGATACCAATAGAATAAGACAGGCGGTGATGGGGGATGGTTTGTATTGGGCAGTAAGAAATGGGTATAAAAAAATCACCCACTCAACAGAACCATTAGGGTTTTTGAATGAATACGGTTCTACAGCTGATTTAAAATGTGATTGGACTAATGTAAAATTTCTTCCTATATCAGAAGTAAAAGAACTAATTGGTGAGGTGGATATTCATTTAAAAGCAATGTCTAAGTATTCATTAGGTGAGATTAATAATGAGCATGACTTTACTTTAGGTTACAACCAAGCCCTTGAAGATAACAAGGAGAAGAAGTATACAGAGGAGGATATTAATAAAGCACTTGTGTATGGTTATCACACCGCAAAAGATGAAGAAAAAGGAATAAGGAGTAGCGGATATGCAACAAGATTTTTTCAATCCATACAACCCAAAACAGAATGGGAAGTGGAAATAATTGATGGTAAACTTAAACTGAATAAGTGATGTGGTTTAGAACATCTCAAGGTATAGTATATATACCAGTAGTACAAACACCACAGGGGTTGTGGGTAGTAAATTAAAACAAGAAATAGAAAAGCTATGACACCAAAAGAAAAAGCAAAAGAACTTTACTGCAAGTATGCAGATGCTCTTAATATAAGAGATTTGCAAACAACAGCCAATCCATTTGCTAAACAATGTGCCTTGATAACATGTAATGAGGTATTAGGATATATGGGTGCTGATAGAGGTACAGAATTTTGGCAACAAGTAAAAGAAGAAATAGAAAAACTATGATACCTAAAATCAAAAGTTTTTTACCTCCTACTATTATGGAATCATCCAATGGTAGATGGGCAGTAGCCGGTAATCAATGGTTACCCATACCTAAAAATGTAACTTTGGATATGCTTCGAAATGCATGGATACCAGACCGTCCTAAAAAACAAATATCAAAGCCAGGACAATGGACTATAAAAGGATCCAAAGGAGATTCATATATAGTAACCAGTAAGGATGGCCAATGGAATTGCACATGCACCGGGTTTGGTTTCCGTCGGAGATGCAAACATATAGAGAGTGCTAAGTCCTTGATAATCAATAAGTTATAACTAGTTGAAAATCAATAAGTTACATGGGCCGCCCGAAGGGCCGGGAACTAATTGAGAATCAATTAGTTATATAACTACTTGATTATCAAGGTTAAAGAATTTACCGGAATGCTTGGTTTGCGAGTATTAAGGCCTTATCTTTATGTATGATCGTTAAGGAAACGGGGTTATATCCTATTGACTGAAAATCAATTAGTTACACCAAACACAAATATACCTATGAAAAACTCTAATGACAACAATTGGACTGAGATCCGCAAGCATTTGCGTGCTAAATATGGCAAGCAATTTTCATTCTTTAATGACCGTAACAAATATACCCGGCGCATTAAAATTTATGGAGGTCCGGTACGTGAGATTGAAAAATACCTGCGAGTTAATTTTCCTGGATTAGTAATTTGGTATAACACCGATTCTAACGGATGGTATAGAGGACTTTGTTTTAATACTAACCACTAATATCTAACTTATGACTATTATCGACATCAATAAAACCAAATGGATTGGTCCTATTAAAACCTTCTTCATTAAGGAGTCTGAAGTACCATTTGATACTAATTACAAAATTGTCAACGATAAAACACGGTTAGCGTGCGACTTTGCATTTTCCCATAGCACTGGCCCTGAAAGGGATCCAAAGACACATTGGGTGTACAAAGCAATTGGAAGTGATTATTCACTCCACGTAACAAATAGTTAATTTTGGCAGTCTCAAAATAATTCACTAAATTACAGTATGCTCGGGTGGTGAAACTGGTAGACACGAGGGACTTAAAATCCCTTGGCCATCGCGGCCGTGCGGGTTCGACTCCCGCCCCGAGTACCAAAACCTTTAAACTGATGTATTTATATCTTATTGAAAATCAATTAGTTACATTCTCCGCCCAGGAGGACCGGTAACTAATTGATTCTCAATAAGAAAGAATTATCCAAAATACTTGGTTTTGGCGAAAAAGTGCCCTATCTTTATGTATAGCAGTTGAGATAATGATATAGTAGTAATATAGTCAGGTGGCGGAATTGGTAACAATTCGTGGCCTAATTGACATTACTCACAGCAATTACAAAGAACACATGAAAGTCTTTAAGGAGCAATTGGTAGCCAAGACCAACGAAAACGGCAATTGCGCTAACCGTGTGTTAGCAACTGTGCCTATTTTAACAAAAGGAGATAGACCAGATTTCATTGCCAAACATAAACACTTATTTGAAAAACTAACAGACGAAGAAGCAACAAACATTTTAATTGCAATATGGAATTTTGGCAATGAAAGATGGAATGCTGGTTACAATCAAGGATATAGAAATCCAGATTTCGATTAGGCATTGTTGCTAACATTATTGTTGGCGCAATGCGCCAACCCGGAGGATAAGCGACCCAGGAGTTCATCTGGTGTAAAACTGGAAAGACCATGAAAGCCGAAACCACAACGTCAGCCTTGCTATTGCAAAGCAGGTGATAGCAGCAGCCTAAATCAACAATCATGAACTTAACAAAAGAATTTACGCTCTATGTCAAAGAAAACAACATTGACATTACTCACAGCAATTACAAAGAACACATGAAAGTCTTTAAGGAGCAATTGGTAGCCAAGACCACCGAAATGGAAATGTGCGGCCATGAGCTTTCTTTAGGGGATTGGGTAGAAGTTGAAATCGGCGGCAATGGTCATTTGTCTGGCGGTAGGTTGGAAGGAAAGATTAAAGCCTTTTATCCATATCTACCGCAAGTCAAACTGGAAAGCGGTTGGTGCTTTCATCCGTCCGATACCATTTTAAAACATATCCCTGTCGTTAGCGATGTGTCCGAATAGGTTGCTGCTAACGTTTTCGGGCTTGGCGTAGTAGGGGATTAGATGCACTACGCACGGTAGATAGAGAGATCTTTAATGCAGGTTCGACTCCTGTCCTGACTACAAACCATTAAAAACCAATACAAATGATTAGATCAACAATGAACCGAGGATTTAGTATGACATTCGAGAATGGAATGACCATATCAGTACAATTCGGTACCGGTACCTATTGCGAACGCAAGGACCTCCTAGCACCTATCGGAAATGAACTCAAAGAAAAGGTGGTAGAATCTGAGAATGCCGAAATTGGTATCTGGGATAAAAACGGAGAATGGTTTAACTTTGGTTATGACCAAGTCAAAGGATGGGTTCCTGCCGATGAAGTAGCTCAATGGATCCATATGGTGAAGTGTGCTATCAATCTCGACAACCTCACCGAATTGGCGGTTGGATATGGAATGATGGAAGAAAAAGCGTAAACCCTTAAAACCAAATAAAATGATTGTACAAGCATTAACGGACGCATTTCGCGAAATTGCAGGATTCATATTCCCGTTCGCATTGACGGTAGTATTATTTTTCGGATTTCGTGCACTTTTTTACGATAAAAAAGTTGGCAGTTCGAAAAATTAATCCTATATTAACATATCTAATTAATTAACTTACATTCTAAACCCAAAAACAAAAACTACTATGAGTAAGAAGAACAAAACGATCGCAGTAGCTCCGGCTACGACCTACAAAACCTTGACGGTTAAGTTTAACAAGGCTGAAAATGTCTATGAAGCCTATGATGAAAGTGGTAATCTCTACACTGCGGATGATTGTCCGCGTCAAATTATGATGCATTTGGCATATAAAGCAGGACAAGTCCTGTATTTCCGTGGTAAGAAGTGGCGTCGTAAGGTTGCTGATACAAATTCTACCAGCACCACCACTCCTAAAGCAGCTAAGGTAACGGTTCAACCTATCCCTGCCGATGAATCTACCACAGCAACTACTTCTGAGACCGTGATGGCGGCTAACGCGTGATAATAGGGGAGAAATATTTCTCCCCTTTATCTTGTTTCGTAAGAACTTTTTTCCTATATTTAAGTATAATAATTAAAAACAAGTGTTTATGAAAAACAGTAACAATGAGTTTCCGGTTTATGTGACCGGTGTAGATGGATACCGAAATTGGGTCCGTATTAATGAGTTCCACAACAAGTATAAGCGTGGTGATTACGCAAAGGTAGCAGACCGTACCGGTTATTCTCCTTCCCACGTTTGGCGTGTTCTTAATGGCGAGCGCGGAGTGAACCCGGCCATTATCTCTGAAGCACGTGAGATTGTACGTCGGCGCGTGTCTCCGTTTCAATTTTAATTGAACTGAGGTTGTGGCGATTAAGGGGATGGTAGGTTCTGTTAAACTTTTATAGTAGTCCTACCACCCCTTTTATTAAATGGTATATCGCGGGATGGCAGCAGTGGTAGCTCGCATGCTCATAACCAAGAGGTCGCAGGTTCGAATCCTGCTCCCGCAACGAGGTCGACGGACCTTAGTGATAGCAGATCGACGGACTGACTATCACACAACCGGTGGCATGGTGCACCGATGTCCACAGTGTAGGGCGCGCACGCCTAACCATTTGCTACGATTTAGCTGGTTAGGAAGGTTGGTTCGAATCCAACAGGACAGCTAAAAACTAGAGGGGTGACAAATCCGCAAATCACTCGATCTTTTAGGCTCGGAAGGCCTCTTAGATAAACCGATCCATATGGGACCGGGGGGTTAGCTCTAGATCTGCGCGCGCAGGTAGGGCTACCCTAAAGAGGTCAGATGGTGGAATTGGTAGACACAGCGGTAAAACACAATGGGTAAGTGTTAGCCGCCCCAAAGCGCAGAATCAACAGAGGTAGCTCAACTGACTGCTATGCAGGTTCGAGTCCTGTTCTGACCGCCATTGTTGTGTTTAATTGGTTTTGGTAGTTATGGATCCCCGGGTAAAAATTTATCCGGGGCAATCCATAAAAGTAAGTCCTGTAACTAATTGATACTCAATAAGATATAAGTACTTGATAATCAATAAGTTACCCGAACCGCCCGTCCGTACGGTTCTATCGGTTCGACCCAATCTAGTCCCATCAATCATTAAGATATGAATAAGCAGATTTATATCATCCAACAGTATCATGATTTTCATCCGATCACCATGGTCCCAATTGCTGCTACCTACACAGCAGAGAATATAGAACAGATATTAGATGAATACACCAGAGGTACTATAATTAAATTTATCCCACATCATGGTATTGATGGTTTACATGGTGTTTACTATTACCTATCTGAAACGATGGATGAAGTAAAATTTTACGTGTATAAAACTGAAATGAAATAACTATGAGACAATTGGTTTTGGATAGAATAGAAGAAATTCGTAAAAGAGAATTTAATTTCCCAAAAGATACAATGCGTTGGCGTGAATGAGCCTCATTGGTTTGAAACTAGATATGTAAAAGTGATAAAATGAAAGACGAATACATCATCATAAACAAAACAGCTATTCAGAAAAGAATAGAAGAGTTGGAGAAACAATATGGTTTACTTTCTAACAAATCAGATAGACTTCTATCTGATATAGAAGAAGAAAGAGAAATTGTTGGTGAGCAAAGAGGTTTATCTCAAATCTTATCTCAATCAACTCCTTTAATTCCTGAGATTGAAAGAGCTTTCGATGAGGGAGTTAATGCTATTCAAGAAAACAACAATAAATTAAAAGTAACAATGCCTAAAGCTAAACAAGAATACATCTCAAACTTAAAACTTGACATATGAGCACAGAAGAATTTAATCTTAAGTATAAAGACTATCTACTTAATGGGCATTATGGATTGGGTTTAGATAATCCAGAGTTAATAGCCTGGTTAGATAGTAAGTTTGAAGAGTTTATCAAAAAACCTAACTTTAAATATTCTCAGATTAAAGCAAAATTTGGTCAGGGAAGATTTTATTGTCAGGGGTTAACTGAAGAAGAAGTACGAGAAGTTGAAACTAAGATAAGTTTAACCTATAATGAGGTATCTATGGAAGAAAAAATAGGAGGTATGCTATTTTCTATACATCACCATCATCCTGAGAATGAAAAAATAATCTATTATGAAGAAGATATCATCAAACTATTAAAAGCATTAGGACATCCAGAACCTAAATTTGGAATAGTTTTAACTATTGATGATTTTGAAAAACAAAAAAAGATTTAACACATGATTAAATCAGAAATAATAGGTAACGAAGCCTACGTTTGAATTTACAGGAAATATACTCAAAAACTTAATATAATGAACCTCGAACAAGAATTCATACCTTATCAAGAAGCATTAGAACTCAAAGAACTTGGATTTGATAAACCTTGTTTTTGCTATTATGACGAAGAAGATAATGCCGGACGGATTTACGAATATGCTAACTGTAACCGTAATGTAACAGGCGGCAGGGCTTGTTATAATGATAATTTTTTAAGCGTTACTAACAGTCAGCTAGATAGATATGGGGCATTCAGTGCTAAAGATGAAGGGGGCGAAAATTCTTTTTCTCGATGGACCGCGCCAACATTCTCACAGGCATTTAGATGGTTTAGAGGTAAGTATAATTTAGACGGGCTTATAGAAGGAAGAGGATATGAATATAAGAGATACTACATCTACACTATAAACGGTACATGGCACCCATCTCAACCCGCATTAAATTCTTACGAAGAAGCAGAACTTGCTTGTTTGAGAAAACTCATAGAAATTGTAAAAAGCATACATCGGGAAACTAATTAAGTTAACGAAATCAAATTTCCTAAAAATCGATATTTATGAATAGTTCTACGAAGATACTGAAAATCCAAAGAGATAGAGATTATATTAAACTTAAGAAAAAAGTGCTAAAGGTATTTCCGGGTGCACATATAAGGAAGATGTCTAATGGAAACTACGAAGTCTGTAACTCAAATGGATTTCCCATTCGAAATCCCGAATTACATTTACCCGAAAACAAAACGGTCAAAGAAGCATGGGAACGAGTAGGATATGCAATTTGGTATAATTCTATGATATCAAAATCTTTCAGAGCATTTAGTGATGAAAAGATGATAAAGAAATTTGCTAAACAAGAGGAGGAGGGTAGTGATTATGAGAAAGATTGAAATCTTTAAACCCATTGTTAAAGAGTTATGTAAAAAATATGATATTTCAATCCGTTGGAATGATTTCGGAGATCAAAGAAAAGACGGGTTGATATATTGGTGGGCAGATCCCGAGCGTAGGGTCATCTTAGTACCCAACCCGAAAACTGCATATAGGTTTTTGATTTGTTTGCATGAAATAGGACATATCGTTCGTGGGGTTCCGAATTTGTATTATATGGCGGAATATATAGCTGAGGAATGGGCCATTAAAGAAGCGGCTAAGTATGGAGTTCGTAGTACTAAATATGAAAAGAAAGCTGCTGATTTGTTGATAGCATATATTAATCATGATATCAACAACGGTAGAACTAGTAAAAAGAGAATCAGTAAGAAAGTTAAAAAGTGGATTAAAAAAAGAACAGTATTTGTATGAAGTGCATCAAATGTAACACAGAGATACCCGCAGGTCGATTGAAGGCTATTCCGACTACTAAAGTTTGTACTCCTTGTAGTACGGAGGGAGCATACTATGCTAACCCTATTGTAAAAAATGATGAAGAATATTCTGAGATAGAGTTCATTAAGGATCCAACGGCAATCCAAGAACTCAACAGGTTGAAGAAAATAACCTCAGGACATATGGTGGGTAGGTCAGATTAACCTACCCATACTTCTTAAAAATGGATATATTTATTTTAAACCTAACTTAAGTATTATGTCCTCATTTAACATCGACCCCAAACTGGCTTTTGAGATATACAAAATTTTAAAAAAGAAACATCCCGAGCTGATGAGAGAATATCCATTAGCTACTAGTTTCTTTAACTTCTTGAACTCAGAGTTAAGTGGAACGGTCGGTATAACTGAGAATTCAGTTAAAGAGGTTATACAAAAAATGGTTAAGGAAGAAATAAAAAATATAAAATCCAAATAACATATGAAACGAATAATATCAGTTACAGCATTACTTTTAATTAGTTTTATCTGTAGCGCCCAGACCTTTTCCCCTGAGGTAGTTAAACGTGCAATTGTAGTTAAACAAGATAGCACCTTGAAATCCAAATATGTAATCGCACCCCCATACGATTATTCAGCACCACTGAAACTCACAACACCGGCTTTACAATTGACTTTCACTAGGGTTGAACAGATAGACGGTGAATGGAAACTGACTACCCCAATTTTAATTGGATATTCCTATATCTATTCATTAGCTAACGGTGTTATCCACCGTGATAGTTCAATTACAGTTGAAAATAAATTCTTTTTTGGTGGCGGATTTAACCTGGGTGTTACTCCTACATTAGAAGGATCTCTAGAAACTTCGATTCCAATTGGAGCTATTATCGGTTATAATAGATATGGAGCTTTTGGTGGTATAGATATTTTAACTGGTAAACCTATGTTTGGTATTTCTATTAATCTATTAGGGGTGCCCATTCTACAGAGTTTAACCAAAATTAAAATAGGGGAGTATTGATCAATTATGGTAGTAGAACCATCCTATATTTATAAATAAATAATCACAACATGAAACTAAAATCTCTTTTGACTGAATCTGCAAACGATATATTTAAAATTTTAAATGGTTTGCAATACCGACATATTAACATTTCGGGAGGTCCGAAAACCAAAAAAGCATTAGAATTATTAACTAAAAAACACGGACCTGAATATGCATCGGGGGTATATCACGGCGCAGTTAAGTTTTCTTATGATTTCAAATATTCCGGTAATGCATATGATGAAAAGTATGGTAATACCACCCAAGAATTTGAAAAAGACGTTTTAGATTTACAAAAGATACTTAAGGCCGAACGGCTTATGGGTGAATCTAAAAAGATAAAGTCAATTTAAAATTTTAATTAAATGGAAAAACGGTATAAATTAACACCTGAAGATTTATTAACAGTTGATGTAGAATCGATACTTCCTAAACTATTAAAAAGTAATATAGCTAGGAAAATTTTACATGATTGCATAAAAGATATGATCGATGATCTATCATTAAGTCGTGGCGAAATTCAAAAATTACTTGCTATCACTAAATCACCATCTTCGGCTAAAAATGCAGATCCTATTTTAGTACGCAATGCGCTAGTTTTATATATAGATACGGTTATGAAAGATTGGAAAGAAGTATCAACCCAGAAAACTGCAAATCAAATGGTTGCAAGTTTACCTCTTTTTGTGGAAATGTCTAAAGTTCTACCGCATATTAATCCAGCCGATAAATATAAAGTAGCATTTAGGGGTACTGAGTTAAATGATACGAAAATAAAATCATTTATTGCAAATACGAAACCCCATCATTGGTCTAAAATCAACAAAATGCGCGACCGATCTTGGATGATGTATACAGGCCCGCAAAAAAATAACTTTACTTATAAGCCACATAGGGAAGTACAAAGTTGGAGTGTATCAAGAGAAGCAGCTACCGGGTTTGGGAGTTCTGTAGTAGTCACTAGAATAGATAGCTCATTCTTTTTTGATCCGGATTTCTCGTCGCAATATGGGTGGCCGAGTGAACGAGAAACTACCCATTTCGGTAAAACTCCTATGAAAGTAGCTCTTCTAATAACCAGAGACGATTTCATGTTTTTTAAACCAAGTCCATGGGTTACTAAAAGCAAAAATAGCTTAAAATACGAATCGGATGGTCCTGTATCTGAATCCATAGAGATACAAGATGAAGAGGGGACATTAGTTATCCCCAGTATTTAATATGAAACCTCAGGCACAAATTAGAAAAGAAACACGGTTGTATAAAAAGCAAGAAAATGAACAGTTAGATAAATATGGAGCATTCGGTGCTAAAGATGAAGAAGGCGAAGAATCTTTTTCAAGATGGACTGCGCCTCAACATTCTTAGTAAAATAAATGATAACACTTGGGTTTGGGAATGGTAAAAAAATAAACATATGGAAAAAATTTCATTAGAATTATAAATTTTCAAACAAACAATAATATGTCAAACGAAGAACAAAGCAATAACGCCAATGTGCTGTTAGCGGATAGTAAAAACGGGCTTGCACCGAAGCTATTTGAACTTGGTTGGGGATGGTATGAAGATTGGAGTTACCACCTTTTTATTCATTTTGAAAAAACGCAGGATGATTTTAAACAAGACGTAAAATCGCTTCTTGTAAAATACGGCAAAGACTATTTGGCAAGCGAACAAAGTTGGGCAGGTGCGAATGGTTGGGTTGATTTCATTGCCGAAAAGATGCCTGAACTTGGTTATCAACCAATAAAACCAATAAGAGAAAGTTTCTTCGGTGCTTACATAATTGAAGGCAATGAAGATGATGATAAGGCATGGGGTGAAGTAGTTGGTGAGGAACTTTTACAAGAAGCGATTACACACAATAATAAGATTAGGGAAAAAATGGATAAAAAGCACGATGCTGATTAGCCCATTTTTATTTCCGCTAACTCCAAGATAAACTCAATTCGCTTTATCCTCCAGCAAGGTAGGATTGGCGAAACAAAAACGAAACCAATGCCTAACCAACCCCATAAAGGTGCCGAGTTGGTGGGT